AATTATTGAAAGAAGGTTTTAAAATAACAAGATCTCCATTTTGTACATCACTTATAATAACTTCAGAAAAGTATTTTTTAACATTATTTATTAAAAAATCATTTGAATCATATCTTTTTCTCGACCAGTTAAATATATCATTTTGCAACTTCAGCCTGAAGTGAGCAAAGTAATAATCCCTAACAAAACTAATACAATCCTGAAAGAAAGGTATAAAAATTCTATTTTCTAGAGATTGCGGCTTAAAAGATTTAGGATAATACAGAAAACTTTCATTAGTTAATAAAGAAAAAATATAAGAAGGCAAACCTAGGGATTCTGAAATCTCAATATCTAAATCACTTGGCTGTTCATCATAATCTATGTGTGTATGAAATAGAGATATTATATTACCTTTAATAAAATGCTCAGAAAATAAATTATTATTAATTGAAAAATAATCTTTATAAACTTTGTTTTCGTTCGTTAAGCTTAAAAATTCATAATCAGTTTTGTAATCCTTATATACAAATAAACCACAAGACTCTCTATCGATATGAGTCTTAGCAAACTTTAAGCATTTGAGTATAGGTTTAGTGCTTCCAAGTACCCGGAAATCCTCCAAATGGTAATCCATTAATAGCCTCCTTGTCACCAAATCTAAGCCTGCATCCTTTCACGTCCTTACTGCAAGAATCCTCTACCCATTTGGTTTTATCACTTTCAGGATTAGCTCCTACAGTTCCATTAACCAAGCAAACAAAAAATTTTGCAGGCAAGGATGGATTCGCTTTATTGCTTATTTTTACATATTGCCCTCGATTATAAGTTGCTGTTGAGCTATACTCTAATGGTGACCCAGCTCCAGTAACAAAAAGTTCGTTGTTTTTAGAGTCGGCAACAGGAGCTTTGCCAGCATAACCACAACCGACACCACTACGATAAGCCCACTGACAAACATTAAATACAATTTTTCTATTTGGAACTAATGCATGCTCTTTTTCTAAAGGGGAACTCAATTCCCACTGTATGATTTTTGCATTTTCAGTAGTTTTTCTGTTGATCATATATTTTTCTACAGGAAAAGAGTCTTCTGTAGGGCTACCATATGGATTTGTGTTATTGGGAAAATTGTTTCCATGAAGAAATTTTACAAATGTCCTAATTCTTCTAACTTCGTAGCCAACAAAATCTTTAAAATATCTACTCTTTAAACTAAAAAAGGAATCTGTATTGTCTGCAGTAATTGAAGGCCTAGGTAAAGAATCTTCAGCAAAATCAAAGCCATCAGCTTGTATTGGATGGAATAAATAATTTTTACCTTTATAGTAAATGTCATTAAGGTAGCCATTTTCGCCAGCGTGAAAATAATATTTTTTCCCTCCGTCATCCTTTAGTATGATCTCAAACAAAACAACAAGAGCGGATGGCTCAAGAGACATAATCTCTTTGTGTATATTTAATTCCATATATTTATATTAAATTAATGATCTACTGTTTCAATAAATGTAGCAGTAATAGTGTGGTTGTTTCTGTAGTCCATCCTGTGGGTCCAATTAGGACACACAAAAGTTGACACCTTTTGTCTGTTAGGAGTATATTGGTTAGAGTTATCTGAAGTTAAATTGATATAATTATCTAACACATGGAATCCAAATCTTTTATAACCTAGATGGCTCTCCAAGAAAAATAAAATTCTTTTAGCTTCTCTATCCGATCTACCCGCAAAAGTTAAACTTAAATTATTTAAATTTGGATTAAATCCATATTTGTTAAATTTATTATATAGATCAGTACTATTGAGGCTTTTATATTTTGGAGACTTCTGTATAGATATAGAGTCGGTAGGTCTAAAATCAAACATTCTATATTCTAAATTTTCTCCATTTGCATAAATAGGTTTATAGGGATAGTAGTCGCAGTCATTAACATCATCAATAAACATTGAATGCCTTTTATCACTATGTTGAGTTATTACATGAGACGCAGAATTAAATCCTTGCTTGGCTATTCCGTAGATATCTATATTAGAATCAGCGCTAGCAGATAAATCTCTAGTTAGCTTAATCGTGCGATAATCATTAAAATGATATAACCTCTGACCCGCTTTCATTTCGAGATCATTATGAAACACTTTAGGGAAACCTATATTCTGCTCATTTGGATTAGACGATATAGAATTTAATGTTCCTAATTTAATTCCTATGTTTTCATTAAGCTCTAAGCTCTGTTCGACGTTATCTAAAATACTGGGAGACGCTAAAGATAGGCTTGCATTGACACTATATATATTATGACCTTGTTTTACATGAGTAAAGTCAAAGCAATAAAAATCATTTGTTTTATACGGAAAGAATGGAGTGAAGGAAAAAGCCTCAATTCTGGAATTAGTAAACTTGCCGGCATTACTATAACTTGGTAGCTCACCATAAAAGTGAGATTCTAGAAAATTAATTATTTGATTAGATTCTACAGAAGTTAATTGATCAAAAGTTAGGTCTAACTCCATAGATAGCCCATTGAAATTTTTAATAACTCTTTGTGAATGACTGTCACCAAACTCTAATACATCAACATTTGAAGAAAAAGAAGCTTGAGCGCCGAAAGAAGGTCGCTCAGTTAGTGTTGATTGACTGACATCCTTAATATCCATTATTCTAAATTTTGTACTACCTCAATGCTTCCATTTAAATAACCAGCAGACTGTACACTTAAACTCTGTTTTGTTATTGGTCCATGGCATTTAAATTCGTGCAAGAATCCATTTGAATTATCATCAAAGCTTGAGTAATTTAAATCTTTTAATTTCACTTTCAGCTCTGCAGTATCGCCATGAAAGTCTGAAGTTAACAGTTCTGTATCCATAGTGTCAGCAGTTAAAGACATTGTGATTATTGTGTTTCTTTTTGTAACCCTTTCTGGTTGGAGTCCTACGTTTGTATCGTTTGTATTTATATCTGGACACACGAACTTAGGAGTTCGCTCTACCTGTATAGAATAACTAAATGTAGACACATTTTCCTGACCAAAAGCATCAGCACCTAAAACTAAACTATTTTGACCATGAGGAACAGACTGTTGGTCATACAAAGAAGAGCTATAATAACCGTCAACAACTTCTGGCACTTTACGAATCTCTCCATATAAGTCGAAAGAAGCTGTTGCTTGAGAAATAGAGTTAGGAGCCAAAGAAAACTTAAAACTTTTTAAATAGGCATGATCAAAACAAAACTCACCCAGAAAACCGGTAATTCTTTCTTCGTCCAGAGGTGGAAAAACAGTTGGATCAGAGAGTCCAGTTATATTGAAAAAGTGAGGCAGATTACCTTCATTAACATAGAAATTAACATCTAGAGATCCAACGATAGGGGAGTTGGTTATATATTTGTAATGAGGTTGAATATAACCTTGTTGAGCTTCTTCTTCTGTGAGTGACCAAGGCCCATCTTTTGAGTAAACTGTGATTACATAATCTCCACCATCTGGGTAATAGTCATCATGAAAATACAGAGTTTTACCATTCGGGAATTTTATCGGACTGTCTTTCGGTATGTGTCTGATTGATGTAGCCAAAGGTGTTGCTGGGCCTTTAGTTGGTCCTAGCGTTGCATGATGAATTTGATTTTTAGTAAATGTTGGCGAAGAGTATTCCAAAGAACTAGAAAAACCAAAAGCACATATTCGGATAATATTATCTTCTCTTTGTCTTGCAACCCCAAGAGGGTGATTAACATTTAAGCTAGCGTTTTCTGCAAAAATATATTCACCTGCCGACCCATTGACAGCAAGGTATAGCGGTACATCTTCATATGGTAAAAAGCTCATGATTTAGTATTTATGTATCCAGCATACCTTAAGTTTATTGTAATTAAATCATCAGATGAGGTAGCAATGTTTTGATCCAAAAGTCGTGCATTATTTATAGTAAAAGTTTCTATACTATTTTGATTAATAGGATTTTTAAAACTTAAATTCAAAGAAGATTGCATTCTTGGTTTGACTAAATACTCTCTAATCTTGTCAATTTCAAAGTCATTGCATTCTATCTCAAAAGATGCCTCTTGATAGACTGGGCATTTTCTGTCAACTTGTATAGGGTAAGGAGAGCCTATTTTGTAAAGAGCTTCTCTGTCTACTCTCATTGTATAAGAAAATTGGGTCACTCGATTGGTTTGATAACCAGCGCAATCAACTGTTATTGATCCTTGGTTGGGTATTTGTATGGCTGGGTGCTCTTTCGTGTCGGTAGCATCAATGCCATCTCCTATGTTGCCATAAACTATAAAGCTAGCATCAGACTTTGGTATACTTCCAACACCAGCAGACACACTGTACTGAGTTAAGTATCCACTAGTAAAGCCAAATTTTTGATCGTCGTTAAAATTAATACTACCACTAATTGGATTATCTCCAGTGAAATTTAAAAAATAATCTTCACCAATAAAATACCTAGATACAGAGAAGTTGCCAACTAAAGGCCCTTGCCTTACCGGATAGACATATCCTTGACCAATTATATTAATTGGCTCTTCTTGTACAGAATAACCTCCATCTATACTAGTAACACCTGACAGTAAAACTCCGTCTAGATAAAATTGTTGTTCGTAATTTAATACCGCATTTTTAGCCACTCAACATACCTCCTACCCTTTTTTCTTGTGCGATGATTCCAACTACCGCGTCCTTGATCCTTGATGCAAATGCTTGTTGCTCTCCGTCTCCACCTTGAGCTTCTGCTTTTCCTGAGCCAGAAACATTAATATTAACAGTCACATTGCTTGAGCTTTTTTGGTTATTATTTGTTGTACTAGAATTGTCTACACTACTAGAACCTCCAGCTATATCAACTGGTCCACCTTGGTTCATTTTCATTGTGTTTAATTTATCAAAAAATCCGGGATACTGTTTCTCTACATTAGAAACGCTGGAAGCTTTAATTACATATTCGCCTCTATCCAGCATCACTGGACCAACTTGATCTATTCCTCCCGGCCCAATAACTTTACCATTTCTAGTTAAACCTCCGTCTTTCATTTTGGTAATATTATTACCTATGCTAGTAAAACTATGAACAGATCCACCTCTATTAAAATTTTGAATCAACCCACCTTTATTCTTCTTGTCTAAATCAACTGTGTATTTTAATCTTTCTAAAGCCATAATTGCATCGGCTTGAGCATTTTGATTTAATTCGTGAGTAGTTGGGCCTGATTTTAATCCCGGAATAGCAGGTGCAGAATCAGCAGAACCAAAAGACATCACACTATCTCCAGATGTGCCCGTGGAATAAGTGCCTTTATCAATAGTAATGCCAGCACTTTGAGCCCTTGCGGCACCTATTTCAAGTAAGCTACCCCCTCCCAATCTTGGGCCTAAAGCTCTTCCTCCAGCTGGTTCGCCAGAAGTTTGAGCCTGTTGAGCATCAAGTGTTGCGTCCACCTTGAACTCGTTTAACATTTTATTTTCTTGGCGATTTGCCATACCGGTTTGAATCTTATCTCCAACATAATTACCTATTGCTGTGCCAGCAGCCATACCAACAACATTAGCTACAGCCTGCCAAGTTTGTTGTTTTTCTAAGGCTTTTTGATTGTTTTGTTGAACATCGTATTCATACTTATCTAAAAGGTATTGACCGTAATCCTGAGAGTACTGATCGTTTTTCCTAAACCTAGCACTCATCTGTTTTCCAGTTGGATTAACATTTAATCTGGAAGATGTGTTCAATTGACCCGGTTTCTTTGGTGCGGTAGGACCCTGATATTCTTGGTCTTTTTTGTCTCTGGCAGCTAATGTACCAAGCATTCCTCCTAGACCGCTGGCCATATTTGAATAACCTTGGCGTCGTTGGGCTTGTTTGTTAGTTAAGCCACCTTTCTGCATGTATACTATTCCACCTTGATTAAAACCAACTAATCTTTCTCTTTCTTTTTCTCTCTCAGTAGTTTTTTGAATAATTTTATCTCGATTATTTTTATTTTCTAAATACCACCTATTACCTAATTTACCATACATATCTTGGGTAAGCTTGGTTTTAACTAAAAATCCATCTACTGAGCCCCCTTCTTCAAACATGGGAAGAGTGTTTTGCATCAAAGATTTCATTCTGTTTTGATTTCCCATATTTTGCCCAAGCTTGGGTTTCTTATGGTTTGCGAAATTGTTAGTTAGTTCGTCTTGCAAGGTTGCTTCTCTTCTATTTTTGTTAGATAAATACCAACGATTACCAAGAGATCCGTAATTATCTACAGTAGCTTCCATTGCACTAAAAGAATCTTTCTCGTAAGGATTTTTTTTACGTGAACCTATGTTATCATAATAACCATCAGCTAAGCCTCCCGTTGCAAAGCGTCTAAGCCCTTCATTTAAATTGATTGATTGATTAGAGAATACAGAAGATCTATCATTTTGTGAAGCTGTATCACCCTCATCTCTCTGTGAGGTACCTATACCATTAGAGAATACAGATTCTCTATCGTTTTTAGAATTAGTATCTCCAGCTTTGCCGCCATTTGCAAGATGTACAAGCCCACCATTAAACCTACTTAATATATTGGAAAACTCATTAACTTCATCAGAAAAAACAGAAGATCTATCATTTTGAGAATTTGTATCACCTTCGTCTTTTTTATTCATAAGCATTCTATCAATGCTGCCACCATCTTGAAATTTGACTATTGGGGGAGCCGCTATACCGCCCTCGTTAAATAGTGAAAATTGATCTTCGTTTGGCTTGTTGTATAAATCTTCCAAAGAGCCTTCTTCGTTTAACTTATCCATAGTTCTAAGACCTAACTTATCTACAACTTTCTTCCTTACAACATATTCACCAGAGGTTAACATAGCTGGGACATCTTTAGCGGTTCCTCCACGAGAATATTTTTCAACAAAACCTCCAGTGTGATATTGCTGTAATCCCATCATACCGAAAAGACCACTGGTCATTTGGTCTGCAAACCTATCAAACATTTTGTCTTGCATTTTCTTAGCAATTCCACCAATGAATCCCATCATCATTTCACTAGTACTCTTAGTGCCGTCAGAAATATCTTGAAGTAAGCCCTTAAATCCATCCTTTACTGCATCAAAGCTAGTTTCACCTAAATCCGCAGAGAAGTTAACCAGTCTTTCATTGGCTTCAGCCAATTTCACTCTCCACGTATCAAGCAATAAAGATCCTTGACCCATTTCTTTATTATACTCTAACTGTCTTTTTTGAACATCGGTGTTCGCTTCGGCTGCTTTGTATGCATTTCCAGTAGATTGATAAAAATTTCTTTGAGCTCCAGCTTCTTGTAGACCTTGCTGCATTCCTTCTCTTTGGCTCTCAATACCTTCAACGGCTCTTCTGGCGTAAAAACCACCTTGCATCTTTTGCTGATGAGTTTCTGCTTCACGACCCCTTGCATTTTTGGCTTGCTGTTCTTCGTTTACAATTTGATCTGCAATTACAGCTCTCAACTTAGCTTTGTCCTGAACCAGCGCAGTTTCTTGAGCGAGGACTTCTTGCTGTTGTGAGATAATTAATTGCTCAACACCCAATTGAGTTTTAGCGGCTTCAGATTGACCTTCAACAGAGTTTAAGTATTCTACTCTGACCTGAGACTCTTCTATGAGTTGTTGATTTTTGCTTGCAGTTTCTTGTAGGGAGAATTTAATTTCTTCCCTAACTACTGCAGCTAATTTTGCTTTATCAGCAGTAATCGCTTTCTCTTGTGTCAATTGTTTTTTAGATTCTGCTAAAATTGCTTCACGATCTGCTAGAGCGGCCTCGTTAGATAGAGTTAAACCTTCTTGAGAACTTAAAAACTGTTCTGCGAGTTTAGCTTCCTGTATTCTACGTTTAGCTTTATCTTTGGTTCCTGTGAGGGAATTTTTGACTTCGCCACTAACAATTTGACCTAGCTTTTCTGTATCCCCAGTGAGGGCTGCATCCATAGCTATTTGTTTGCGTTGTTGATCTATAGCTAAAAGCCTATTGCTATACTCTTCTTCGCCAACACTTTGTAAATTAGATCTATTAGCTAACCATTCCATTTGAGCCGCAAGTTCTGTTCTGTCGTTCGCATTTTTTTGGATCGTAGTGGCAATATTTTCTTTTAACACATCACCCACCTGTTGGCTATACTGAGAATTTTGTTGATTAGTTCTAGCTACTTCTTGGTAGTACTCAAGACTACCAGCAGTTATATTTGCAGCTTTCTTTTCTGATTCTACTTTTTTATTCTTAATATCTAATGTTGTTGATTCAGCTTTTACGCTAGCATCAAGAGTGTCATTAAATGCTTCAAGTTTAGCATTAGAAAAATCTACTTGAGTTAATCCAAGTTCTTGGAGAGTTTTATAAAAATCAGCCAATTGACCTACTGTCTCAAGAGTATTAGCGTAAGCTTCTAAGTGGTCAAGTATTTGATTTGGAGCTTTACTTGCAGAAATGTCATTAACTAATGACTGCTCTTTGGTTGCTTTGCCTCCGGGTCTAACATCAATTTTACCTTGTTGCAAAAAGGATCCTTTTAGTTTATCTGCAAATTTTTCTTTACTTCCTTGAAATACACTTTTGCCGCTGGCATCTACTTTTTTGCCAGTTTCAGGATCTTCAACTTTTAAAACGCTATCTTGAATAATTCCTTTCTCGAAAGCTTGCTTAGTAAAAGCTCTACCTTTTTGTAAATATTCATCATTTAAACTTTGCACATTTGCTGAATAGTCTAGCTGATTCTGTGTTATTTTTTCCTCTGCATCAGCTCGTATCTGTTGAGCTTTAGTCATAGTACCTAATGATTGCATGAATTGGTTTCTGGTGCTCAATTCAGTCATAGCTAGATCGTGAGCACTTTGTTGGAGTTGCATACTAATCTGAGCCATTTGGGCTTGCCTTTCTAGACTTGCAAACATTTCAGCACGCTTCGCTCTAATTTGATTGATTAATGTGGTGTCGCCTTCAATAATCTCAGTACCTTTGTCTACCTCACCAACTTGCAAATTCAAAGCTTCAACCATGCGATTTATGGCTTCAGAAATTTCATCTGTATGAATACCTTTACCAGCCAAACCTTGAATTGTTTCACCAAGTACACCTAGTCCTTCTGTACCGCCCTTGGCGGCCATTTTCTTGTAAGCTGCTCCGACACCACCTCGACCCCTGCCCTCTTTGTTTATTGCTTGACCGGTTCGTTTTAGCTTGTCCCTTGCTTCAGTGATTGCAATATTGATTTCTTCTTGACTAGACCCTTTCATGTCTTTATTGACATTTTTGACAAAATGTTCTACCAGTTGAAGAGTCGCTGACGCTTGAGCATTATCATTTTTATCTTTTTCGTCAGTTTTTTTACCTCCAAAGAATTTTACTCCACTAGCATTTTCTAAAATTGTCTTCTTGAGACTATCTCCAAAATTAACATTTTCCAGTTCAAGAAGTTTTTCTTGAATGGCAGCTATGCCCTCTGCAGTGCCGGAACCCATGAGTTTCATTTGCTCTGCTGTAAGATTGGTTTCTTTTGATAAATGAGCTAATGTATTAGCTAGAGCTGTTTCTGCAGATTGCTTTTGCCTCAAAAGAGTTAATTCTTCCATCCTCCCTTTAAATGTACCTTTGAGTGTAGAGTTTTCTAAATCTTTTAGTTTGGCATTTGTTTTTTGGACTGAATTACCTGCATCCAGAGCACTTGTAAATCCTTCTATTTGTTTAGAATTTTTCTCCATCTTATCATTCAGGAGATCAAGATTATCTTTGAACATATTAGTCTCATCATTCAGATACTGAAAAACTGGTATTGCTGCGCCAACTACAGCACCTAAGGGACCAAGATATCCAGCGAATTTTCCGACTTTACCTACAAGACCACCCTTATTGCCAAGTTTTTCTGCAAGACCTTTGCCAACTTCACCCAAGCCTTCTTTAAATAACATTGCTTGAGTACCAGCTTCAGCTAATGTAGTTAAACCTCTAACCGCAGTACCAACTTCTCCTTCAACTTCTGAGAATGCTCCCTGTAGTCCATAAGCAACACTGGTTAACATAAAATATCTTCCAGTTAAATCTGAAGATACAGCAGCTTGCTCTCCTAGCTCTTGAGCAGTCTTGCCAGCTTGGTTAGCAACATCATTTAATCCCTTTTCAAGGTTCTTAGTGTTAAGTTTAGCAGCTGGGCCAGCTTGGCCTGATTTAGCGCCGGCTATCCCCCAACTAAAGTTAGGAACTAGGCCTCTAGCGGCTCCATGAGTTTGTGGGTCAATGCCTTGCTCTTTAGATCTATTGATACCCTCTTGTACTCCTCCGGGTTCGTCTATTTTATTGGTTACAGCTAAACCCATTGGGTTCATGGGATTTTTTAGCTGGCTTGATTGTTCAACTTTAATTAAAGATTTTGGTATACCTGCATCAGACTCTCTCTGTATGGCTTGCTCTAATGCATTCTTTGTGAAGTTCGGAACCAATCCCTTAGCATAGTCATTACTATTCTGACTACCCAGTTCATCAGCTTTCATTTTGTCTTCCATTAACTCTTTTCGCTCTTTAAAGTTTGGTATCAAGCCAAGACTTGCAGCGATTCTTCCCATAAAGCTATCATCACTGTGCTGTAACCAAGGTCTAGTAACATCAGGCAAGTTGAGTGAGGCAGATTGAGATCGAAGACTTTTCTTTACTTTGTTTTGAACTGCTGCGCTGAGACCTCTGAATTCTTTACTATTTAAAAATTGCCTAATCTTCTCATAGTTTCTGGCGGTTAATCTTATACCTTTAGCTCCAGATATTGCAGTTTTTGCGTACAGTGCATTGCTGGTATTGAAGCTTGCGATTGCGGTACTAGTTGAGTTAAAGTCATCTTTACCCATTTTTTCGGCCTTGGTTTTCTTTTTGTTTTTATATTTTTCAATTTTAGAACCAAGACTAAAGTTAGGCAGTAAGCTACTTTTGTCGCCAATATTAGAAAAGTTAGGGACGTGACCTTCGGCGTCAAAATCTGATTTCCTTGATCTGCCGACATAAAGAAATTTTCTCATTTCCTTGACTTGAGTTTTTGAACCTCTGCCATACTTTTTCATATAGCCATCAGGGCCAAGTTCTTCGTAGTCTTTTAATTGTTGTTTGCTGAAACTGGATTTGCCAAAATGATATTTCGTATCTTCATCTTTATCACCTAAAGTTCTGCTGGACTTTTGACCAGTTAAAGACTTCATTTGACTTTCTATTGCAAGTCTTTTAGGGTGGGCTTTTTGGTCCTCAGCCCATATTCCTCTTTTTCTAGATTTAGCTGACTCTAAGTTGGATCTGTATGTAGAAAGACCAGTGTATCTTAAGTCTGGGATTCCTAGGCCAGTATTAACTAACTCTTTAGCTAAAACATTATCTTTAAATAAACCCCTATTATAACTACCATCACCTTGTTCAACAATATTTTTTTCAAGCCGCTTCGATCCCTTTTGTCCAGAATAATATTTCTGAGCTAACTTAGTAGCATCATTACCTAAAGGCTCCCAAGATTCAATAGCATCAACTTCATTGAGGCGGTGATCGACAGGAACAGCCTTCGCTGTCTGAACCATACCAACAATACTATCTCCGTCTTTTACTTGTTGAATAGATTCAACTTTTACATTTTTAGCGAAGTTAGGCACAAATCCACCAGCTTTTAGTTGTGTGATTTGACTCCATATTTTATTGGCCTCCCCATTTAATTTACTTATCAATGGGTCAACTTCAGCTCTAGGCCTCCCAGATGTAGCCAGCTGTTTAGCTTGATCAAGTTTTGCTTGCCATTGCCTTAAGAGCTTTTTTCTGTCTGCGTCTTTGTTAATGAGTTTTATAAAATTGGGCACATAACCAGAAGAGTAGTTTGTATGATTTCTACTACCCATATCGGCAAACCTAGACTTTCCTTCAGTACCTTCCTTGGTCTCATCTTTCATTTTTTCACTAAAAGAAGGAATTAAGCCAGAACCAAAGAAACTAGAACTACTTGATTTACGCCACTCATTAACCAAGCCTTGCATCTTGTCATTGGAAACAAAAGATCGTAAACGGCTAGTCTCTTCGCCGGGAAGCGGAGAAACTGTATTGTGGGCTTTCTTCTCATAAAAACCAGCATTACCTGATTTTACTTTTTTATCTGTGTCCCAATAGTTATCGTAATAAGATTTAGATTGCTTGGATAATTCTTTTTGTAAAGAGTTAACTTGTCTGGGTGGCAATTTATTGTTTGTGCGAACCCAAGACAGAAACGAAGTAAGTTCATTAGTTTTACCTTTTAATTGGTTGTACCATTCCTTTTGCCAACTACCAGAATCATCCTCTTTAAACTTTTGGTAAGTTTTTCTTTTTGGGTCCCAAGTAGAAATTTTACCTTTAGGATCAGGAACTCCCTTGAAATACCTAGAGGCTCTATTAGCTTTTACAAAATTAGGAACCATTCCACTACCAAAAATTCTGTAACTATCTGGATTTTTAGCTAAAGATTCTAAGTCTTTTTTATCGTAACCTTTTTTGATCAAATAATCTTTTAAGCTTCCACCTAAATAACTTTGCTTAGGGTTCGCTTTAAACTCCCTTAACATCTCTTGGTCCCACATGCTTTTTGCCTTGAAATGTTTTGGTTTAGGCATTCTAAATTTTATACCTTTATTTGCTGGATCAGACAAGACATCTCTGATTTTTTGTGCCCTGCTTCGAGGGTCAATAAAATTAGGTATTAAACCGCTAGACATATTGTATGCATTTACGGTATCAATATCGCCATCTAGACCCATTCTATTAAGAGTATCTTTTTGTCTGTCAAGTTTGGTTTTGTCATACTGGTCAGCAATAGATTCTCTTCCGCTATCTTTTAAGAAGTTGTTCAGGCTCTTGTCTGAATATTGATATAAACTTTTAGCGATTAAATTCGCATCAGAAAAACTATTAGCTTTTGCCTCAAGAGGGAACCTACCTTTTCTAACAAAATCAAAAGACGCAGAAACATCACCTTTGCCTTTTTTATCTTTAACAAATTCATTAGCAGGCTTCATTCTCTTCCTGCTCTTGCCAGCATATTTAACTGTGCCTGTATGAGTGCGAATAAAATTCTTTTTCTTTAATCCCCCTTTATCTAATTCTTGCTCGTACACATTGCCGAGTAAGTCATTATACTTGTTACCTTTGCCTCTGGGCGTAAGTATAGAGTTTACTCTAGCTCCAGCAGAAGTTTTCCCTTTTTGATCTTGATCGGAAAAATAAAAAGGTCTGGATATCTTACTGATTCCCATGTCTTGTAGCTCTTGAAGAGCTGGAGAAAGATTTGCTCCACCTCTAGTCATGATGTCGCTAATTTTAGCTTCAAGATCTTTCCAGCCTTTAATGCCTTTTATATACAAACCTTTACCTTCTGTAGCTGATGTCTGAACAAACATTCTCGCTTTAGGTAGTTTTAATGTGGTTCCCATTCTGTGCGCCATTGCCATGTTTGGTATGAAGCCCTTCGCATAGCTTTCGCTATTCATGCTTCCGCCATCTTCATCTTTATGTTGTTTTTTGTCTTCTTCTTTTTTTAGAACAGAAGATTCAGGAATAAAGCCTTCAGAGAAGCTTTTCTTTTCTTTCTCTTTTTTATATGGATCAAATCCATGTTTACCCTTAAAGTCGTCTAAATATTTTCTGCCAGCCTTACTTTTTTCTGGCGGCATGATTGCTGGTTGCCTTAAACCCTGAAAGGTAGTAACGGTTTCCGCGTTATTATATACAACATCACCCAAGCCCTTGACATTCATCTTCATAACTTTTCCGGGCATATATCCAGATTTTACAGCCAAAGCTTTTTCTTTTTGTTGTTCAATTGGAGTTGGATCACCAGCTGAATAGTTAGGGATAAAACCAGCAGCGCTACTCTTACCTCCCCTTCCGGTCGGTAAAGTTAATTGACTTGTTACACCCATTTTGGCAAGCTTTGGAGCTAGACTACTAGCAATTCTTTCTTGATCTGCTAATGCTTTTGTTTGTAATTCAATTTGTTTTAAAATTATTTGTTCTTGCTTTACCTTATCTCCAGCATATTTATGTAGCTCTAGTGCAAGATTTTTATTGTTCTCCATAGCTAAGACTATAGATTCTTGAATATTTTTTTCCTTATCTTTTGCTGACACAATACCCAAAACATCCTTAAGGGAAGCTTTCGCAAATGACAATGCATTTGTAAAAAGTTTAGCAAAAACACCGAAAGCTAAAACAACACCCGGACCAGTAAGGACACTACCTATTCCCTTGACTATACCTCTGGCAAAACTTGAACCACTTTCTTCACCATCACCTAAAAGATCGTTTAATCCTCCCGCAAAAGAATTGATGGCTTCAAGAAGCTTTGATATTCCCGGAGACAATGCAAGCTCACCAATGTTTGCAGAAAGCTCTTGAATAGTTAGTGATGTTTGAGCGGCAAGAGAGCTTATTGTTTTCTGAAGCATCTCATTTTTCTTTTGAGCTTGATCTGTAGCTTGATTGGAAATTTTAGTTGCTTGAGCATAGAGAGAGTTTTCTCTACCCAAGTCTTTCAAGGCGGCCTTCAGTACGTTGATTTGGAAAACGCCACCAACCTGCTCCGCTATAGCAGCACTTGTAGCATCACCCATATCTTTATATGCATCTGCTAGATTTTTGAGTACGGAAATAGCGGGCAGGGTACTGCCTTCTATATCTCTTACAGCTACCCCAAGTTTTTCTAAATTATTTAAAGTGCTACTTCTTTGTATACGAGTAAAAATTGTTTTAAAACTATTTCCAATAACCGCACCACCACGAGCTGTGATTTGTTGGGCAGCAGTAACAGCACCAACAAGCTGGTCAAAATTAACACCAGCATCTTGAGCTACTGCCCCTGCACGAGCCAAAGCATCAATAAGATCGTCAGCACTAACGGCAAACTTAACGTCAACAGCTGCAAGTTTATTAATGATTGCAGTGGTAGAAAGCCCAGCATCAGCAAAACCATTCGTAGCAGCAGTTAAGCCTGAAACAGCATCCGCAGCTTTAATGCCAGTCAGCCTAGTTAATATCAAAGCATCGTTCGTTCTTCTTAAGGTTTCTTCCATCGATAAACCTTGACGTGAAAATTCAAGAGCAGCTTCAGCCGCAACATCTAATGCTTGAGATGTGTTTCTAGCTACATCAAATAAATCTCTACCAAATTTTTGTAAATTTGAACTAGAAGTGCCAAGAACAACATTGATATCTGTCAATATTTTTTCTACATTAACTGCCTGTACTACAAGCTCTCTGAATGCAGTAGTGACTCCACCAATAATAGCAGCAGATGCACCAAACGCAATAACACGAGCATTAGAAGCTTCTAGAGATTTACTAAATTCATCAGCTTTCTGCGTGATGCGACCAAGAGGCTGAGTGAAATCAGAAGCTCTGACCTTTACATTAATACCCCTCCTATTAATACGATTGACTACATCGTTAACGGACTCTTCAAGTCCAATCTGTTCTGTTCTTATTCTAAGTGACATCCTTATTCCTTTCAGAATAAGTACACTTAATTAGATCTAGGTATTCCGCTTAATTCCATTAAATCTTGCATACTTAAACTGCCACCTTTTTTCTCTGCGGCTTTTTGTAGAGATATACCAGCTTTGTCACTTGGCTTCTCTAAGCCAGCATACTCAAAATCTTCGTCAGAAGCATTAAATAGAGTTGAGCCGTCAGAAGATTGATCGAATTGCTCTCTAACTTTCTCTTTGGCTTCCGAAGATATATTACCATAATCTAATAATGCTTGCGGATCTTTTTTAATTTTTTCTGGTATATGCATATTATTTTCAAATATATTTTTAAATATTTTTGTATATACAATTAGCTTCAACTGATTATAAGTAAGTTCTACAACTGGCCTGCCAAAAAAACCTACCGTGTCATCACTAAAAGGAAAATAAATATAATAAAAATCTTCTAAAATCATTTTTTGAATATTTAATTCATCAAAAGCTTTAAATGTTTCATTATATACTGTTACATATTTTACAACATCTTCGGCATACAATTCATTATAAGCATTTTCATCTGCAAACATAGGAGACAAGCATTCTTTATCTCTAAAGAAACTTTTTATTATATAGTAATCATTTGATCTTTTTTCAGCATAATCTTCTGCATTAATACCAAGAAGTTCGCTTTTTCTGAGATGCATTTTATTAAGTTCTTCATTGGCTTCATCTATTAATTTATTTTGATTATCCAATTGAGATTTTAAAACAAGTTGACTTTTACCTCTGACTAATTGTTGAATAAAAGACTCTTGCCTTTTAATCTTACCTTCGTCTTCGTCGGTCCAAGTGCCGTCTTTTTTTAAATTTTTTAAAAGTTCTTCTTGCTTTGGGATGCCACGACCTATGGCTTTTTGTAAATAGTTATCCTTGATATCGTCGATATCAACTTGATCCAAAGAGCTTAAATGCTTTATATAAATAGTTTTGCCTTCGAGTTTAACCTCAGAAGACCCTTGAACTACATCTCTAAAAACTTTTCTGTAATGGGCTTGATCCACATCACAAATTACCCTCTTCTACATCTGCCTCTAGCTGCTTAAAATCTTCCTCGGTAGCAGCAGTACTAAAGTACCAAAAACTAATAAATGCAGTTAACTTATCGTAAACTATAGCCAGAAGCTCATCTTCATCTTCTTCCTTTTGATAAAAATCATTTTTCTTTTCTTCGAAAGTCTCACCTTCAAAAAATGAAACCAATTTACCCCCCACCTCAATATAACTTAAACTCAGGAGATACCAAGTAATGACTTTATTCTGAGCTCTAGTATCTGCAGTATGATTTAGTAAAGCGCTAAAATTAGTTTCAGCAGTAGCTATAGATCTGCGCAAAATAGACATCTCTCCAGAAACTTCTTTGATTCTTTCTTCGTTTTTTTCGTTATTAGCTGCCATGTTAAGCTTAGTGAACTCCGTTTGTAGTTGTCCAAGCTCAGCATATAATGCACCTAGTTTTTTAGCATCGGCCTCACTAAGCATACCTCCTGTGTCTGTATACTTATTCATCAACATGGCTTTCGTTAAGACTCCCTGCTTGACACATTTACTCATTTCAATGCTGTATTCCATGTCAGCCTCCTCCATCTGCCTGCGAGTAGGTTGCCGAAGAACAAACTGATGCTCTTTTTTTACGACTTCCTTTCGGACCTCCTTAACGATTTGTTTTTCTTTAACTTTTCGTTTTTCTTTTTCTTTGTACTTTTCTTCAGTACCATCTTCTTTAGTGCGAGTCTTTTCGACTTCCACATCCTTCTCAACCTCAACTTCTTTTTCGACATCTACTTCTTTTTCCTCTTCGACATCTTGAAAGATCTTGAAACGATAAATTTCTTTGTTATTTTTTGTATACATACCTTATTCCTTTTTTGTATAAATTATATTATGTTTTAAAATTAAATTTTACAGTAAATTTTTCTAAATCATTTTGTGATCCACGTATTGACTCATTGCCCATATCTAATATTTTTTTTCTGAGGTATTGCATTTTGTCCTCATCAAAGTAATTAGCTTGATCAATTAAGTCTGCGTGTTCAGGCAGATTGCGTTTTAGTTTTGCAAATGAGATTTGGTTGTCTTCATGCAAATCCTCAATGAGCACCAAAAAGCTTTTAAACAAACTCTTAGTGCTTCCGTTAAACCTATCCGAAAGAAAATCTTTAGCTTCCATATACCTTATTCCTAATTTAATGATACACTATATTCTATATTAAGTGTAAAAAAAAGTATGACTTCTTTTCTAGACAATATAGACAAGGATGGACTTGAGTCCGTTTTCGATGATTTACATGACACTTTTGCAAGAGACATTAAATTTATTAAAGATTCTCAAAAAATAATTTTAAGCACAAATCCTAACTATAATTATTTATATAAAAACGCAAGAGGACAAATGTCTAGTGTTAAAAATAAAATTATACAAACAACCATGAAGGCTAGAATACTTTATGTTGGAAGACAAAATGAAGATGTTTTTGATGGTGAAGCCGGAGCTCAAATTAAAGTAGATAAACATGTTGGTGAGGTTAGGGTAAAAGTCAATAAGGACGGTTATGATTTTCTGAAAGAAGCAAAGCGTTGTGAATTAGATGGCAGAAAATTTACAATTAGTAGTGACGAGAGACCTCATGGACTATTCTCTCCAAGATACTATACCTTTTATTTAAAACCTGTAGACGAAGGATAATATGTACATACCTAGAGATCAAAAGAAAGCTGTATCAAAGTTAGTTGACCTAAGGAAGTCAATGGAATATGTCAAAGAGGTAAAGTCTTTGGTTAGATCGGAATTTCAGATTGCTAAAAAAAAGTTAATTAACGACTTCGAAAATCACCCAGTAACTAGAGAAATAGACGGAGGCGTTGGTGCATCTAATTACTCTGGAACTCTGGGAGGTAACGGTAATCTTTTTTCTTTTATAGGCTTTAAATCTGGAGATTCTCCAACCACACCAATTAGAGTTGCATTTGATAATATAGTGATGACATCCACAATAATAAGAAGAGACGGAAGTTCGGAAAGTTATGTGATGTATCCAACTCCTGAAGAAATATTTAGAATTACGCCACTACCATGGGCAGACGGAAGAAGTTGGGCAGAGGGAATTGAGAAAGGCATTTCTAATTTGGGCCAGTACTTAAACAAACCTTCGTCTTACAGTAGGTCAGGAGGAGGCATTCAATCCGAAAACACAGTTTCAGGTTCTGAGTTTAGGTCCACTCCATACATAACAGGATTAATTAAAGATTTCGAAAAAGAAATACAAAAACTAGGAGTTAAAATAATTCTATAATGAAACCCCAGTTTCAGCATCAAGTTATCACAAGCTTTGCTCTATGGTTAGACAACGCTATTTGTTGCAGGGGAGAAGCTTTTCAAAATATAGAGTCCACTTTATATTATCAAGATGACGAAAGGCTTGACCCTAATTATATATCTTTTGCGTCTCCGCACAAGCAATGGCTGTATGACTCTTCTGTTAATGGAGCTCAAATTATAGACGGCATAACGCTAGATAAGTATTACATAAAGAAGAACTCTCAAGGAATTCAATACGATTTTGAGAACGGTAGAGTTTTAATCCCCAGAACACTGGCTAATAAAAGTTCTTATGTCGAGGCTTTATATGCTGTAAAAGATTTTAACATTTACATAACCGATCAAACAGAAGAAGAATTACTAATTGAAAGTAAGTTTGATAAAAACAGTAGATATGATCAAGACTTATTCGAAGGTATCAAGCCATACGACCAAGTTGTTCCAGCTATATTCCTTTCTTATGAATATGGAAGAAATATGCCATTTGCATTTGGTGGTGAAGATATAACTCAATCAAATATTAGATGTGTTGTTTTTGCTGAAAATTCTTATCAACTAGATGGTATCTTTTCTATTTTAAATGACTTGAATACAACCAGTATTTCTAATATTGGATATAATGAATTCCCATTAAATGAATTTGGTGGCTTAAAATTTGGGTATTACGATTACAAAGATTTAGCTGAAAGATACTATAATTTATATAACACTCAGAGCCTACTTCATATAGATAAGGTTACAGTCTCTAAATTAAATGACAGAGTGGCAAAAAAATCTCATCCGGGTTTATATATTGGTTTTGTTGATTTTGAAATTAGAGCTCATAGATTCCCAAGACAACCTCTGGTTGAACCAATTGCATCAAGAGAGCCGGCATTTCAATATATCCCATTAGCTCCATATGAATTAACTTTAATAACTGTTCAAGAACCATATGCACCATATGATCTTACTATTGATACAGGATTGCCGTTTGCTCCGTATGGGTTGTTCTTAACTAAGACGAGGCATGAAAGATTACAGCCGGGTGAAGTTGCTTCTATATCCATACTTAAGGGAGGAAAACTTATTATTAGATTGGATGGATATGCTGGGCAAGTAGCTTATTTAAATATATTAGGTCAATCGATTAAAATAGGATCAGATAAGCAAAACAATTTAATATGGGATGGCCATACATTTAAATCTAAAAATGAGACAATTAATGTAAATATAGCTGGAGCTAATTTTGATATTAAATGGCTTGGAACGGGTAGTCAAATAATAGAGTTAACAAGGCTTTCTAATGATTCTTGGAATGACTTTGAAGTTGATATATATGTTCCGTGTTCAGCAATTGAAGTTAACACCAGTGGACTACAAACACCTTATCTAGAGTCTACTGAGCCAGAAGAAAACACAACAAACAGAGCTCCAACATGGTCGTGGACTGAGATAGAGGGAGCTTCTTACTATGAAATTGTTGACCAAAAAGAACAATCCACACAGATAGAGGGCACATCCTATACCCCAGAAACAGTATTAAAAGATGGAACATACTCATTGAAGGTTAGAGCTGTTGCTCATGATGGATTGAAATCAGAATGGTCTAATGTGGTTACTAAGGTCGTTGATTCAACACCACCAAGTCCAGCACCCGTAATGAGGGTTCATAGTCAGCCTTATCAAGATTATATAGAAATATCTTGGGAAGGTAAAGCAAGAGACAGTAATAAATTTTTAGTTGAATTAATTGATGAAGTTGAAATAGGAAAGCAAATTTTTGAAGAAATTGAAACTACAGAAACAACATTTAGAAAAGAATTAAAATCTGGTAGATATACAATCAATGTATACAGTTTGGACCTAGTTAAAAATCGATCAAAGCCAGCAAGTTATACGTTTAGAATAGGTATGAGACTTGATATAATTAGAAATCAAATTTCATCCGATCCACTGATCACTTTAGCGGCAATACCGAAACCCGGAGCTCAAGAAGTGAGAAACGAAAAACAGCAAACTAAAAATTATGCAATGCCTAACGGAGAGCTTTTGATACTAAGACCATCAAAACATGATTTATTTTTACAAGAAATTATAGATTCATCAAAAGACATTACTGTGTACACAAATAAAAATAAAGAATATTCTTTAGCATTTGTTCAGTTTAATACAGCCACACCTTATTATCACACAGGAAAATATGGAATATACAAACTTGAAGGTTCTTTGGAGGCTGGCGAAAGAATTGAGAGATTAAAATTGTTTATGCTATAATAATATGTGTATTAATACTTGAGATGGCCACAAATCACTTTAATGTTTACTATAGTTTTCTGCATAGAAATGAATCTCCATATCTAGCGGATGTATATAGAGTCTTCAGGCAAGAAGACGGAGGAGCATGGGATGCTATTGCTGAGCATCCCGCTGGAAAAATGGGAGACCCTGTGTTGGTTACAGGTATGGATGTTGTAAGAGATTGCAATATTCAATACAACTACAAGGTTTCTGCCTACAATAATCAAGGAGAGGTGTATTGTATTAATCCTTTAGTTTCAGGAGTTAATTTTCCATGTCCTACTCCATCAAGAACTCAAACTTCTACACCTACTACACCAACAGCAACCCCAACCAAGACGCAAACAGGCACTCCCACACAGACCCCAACAAATACGAGCACACAAACTCCCACGCAAACACCCACACCCACACAAACTGTAACAAAAACCCCAACCCTTACACAGACACAGAGTCAAACCCCAACTAATACACAAACACAAACTCAAACACAGACTCAGACTCAAACACAGACTCAAACACAGACTCAGACTCAGACGCAAACACAAAGTCAAACAGTTACCCAAACACCAAGTCAGACCGTTACTAAAACACAAACACAAACGCAGACACAAACTTTAACACAAACACCAACAGTTACTGCAACACAAACCGTTACGCCGACCCATACAGAAACTCAAACCGTAACACCTTCTGCTACAATAACTCAAACTCCAACAATCACACAAACACCTTCGGAGACACAAACACAAACAGTTACCCCATCTCACACCGAAACTCAAACTGTTACTCCATCGGTATCACAAACACAGACGGTTACACCGACCCATACAGAAACTCAAACCGTAACACCTTCTGCTACAATAACTCAAACTCCAACAATCACACAAACACCTTCGGAGACACAAACACAAACGGTTACGCCGACCCATACAGAAACTCAGACCGTAACACCTTCTGTTACAATGAGTCAAACACAAACACAAACAGTTACCCCATCTCACACCGAAACTCAAACTGTTACTCCATCGGTATCACAAACACAAACGGTTACGCCGACCCATACAGAAACTCAGACCGTAACACCTTCTGTTACAATGAGTCAAACACAAACACAAACAGTTACCCCATCTCACACCGAAACTCAAACTGTTACTCCATCGGTATCACAAACGCAAACAGTTACTCCATCGGTTACTCCATCATTAACAAACACTCCATCACACACACCAACGCCTACAGTAGGTCAGGATTGGGATGTTCAGGCACAATTATATACCGGAAGCTTAGCTGGTAATTATGCAAACTCGACAATAGCAGAAAGTGAAGGTAATGGAGAAGTTGATGTGGTAGCTTCTAACTTTTTCTTTGAACAGTATGCTGATTATTATCCATATAGCTGGGATAGTCATGGATCATTTACTGGGTTCAGGGTTCATGGACCAACAAATACTAGCGATGTAGATGGTAATGCTGTTTTGACTAATTGGAATGCTAGTGACTCTACTAATAAACTTCCTTACGAAATTACTTTTAGAGATGCAAATGGAAATTTAATTAATGATGTACAATTAACTGATTTTGCATTACTAGATTGCGGCTCCACGAGTATGTTTGGATGTACAAGTATGAATTCGTGGACAAGGGCTAGTGTCATAAGTAAAGCTGAGACTCAATCTAAACCTTTCCTGTTTTACGTAGGTCTACAACAAGGTGGACAAACAAGATACCTAGGAGAACACTTTCCGAGGTCTAGTATAAGAATAACTGGAGTTTGGATGTAAAAAATTTTTCACATATATTTTTATTTTGTGTATTTCTATTTAAACTATAATTTTTTTAAACAACATGAGTAATACTAACGTTAATCGATCTGCAAATTTAGCTCCGAGAAATCGAGTTATTTATCAAAGTGAAGCCTTGTTTATTTCGCCCGATACAACAGGCAACCATCTATATTACATGCCACCATCTGCTGTGACTGGAAGTACAAACCTAGTTGACTGTACAGTTTCTGGTTCAGATGAAGAGGGCAATGCCATGACATTCGATGCTTGCATGGGTACAGGTATAGATTCTTCTGGAGTAGGAAGAGACTTTAAATTTTACACAGTTGCATGTACTGGTCACGATCAAACAGCTAAAAGTACAACAGGTATTCACCCAATTTTACATAAAGCTGGATTTGCCACGGTTGATGCTGATAGTCCGGGGTTGGCATATATGGGATTTTCTACAGACAGAAAATCTGGTAGTTTTGGAACAACTCTTGAACAGTTAAAGAGAGTACAGAGTGCAAATTATAGTTTCACAATTAATAGGCAAGATGTTAATCAATTTGGGCATCTCGCAAGAATCGACTCTGTTGTGCTTGAGTCTCCAACAGTTAGTATGGACTTTTCTTATTACTTAACAGACGGAGAAAACGAAAGATTAATGGGAATGGTAACAGATGGATCCTATCAACATCTTTCTGGTATGATGACTCGTTCTCAAAATGAATTTGGTAATAGCTATTTTATACTAACCGTACCAGAAGGGCGTGACGCTCTTAAGGGCGATCAGCAAGTTGTTGAAGCTAATAAAACAGTTATTGGTGTTGGAAATTCTTATGTGACAGATTATTCTGTAGAAGCCAGTGTTGGATCTTTCCCAACCGCTTCTGTCACAGTAGAAGCAATGAACATCAAATCTGATGTAGGTACTGAATACAAAACGATTCCCGCAATCGATCCACAAGATGGTTCATTGTTGTGTAATAAATGTTTTTACTTACCACCAGTAGAAAGCGGTCAAGGACAAAGTGTTCTGAAGCCCGGAGATATTACAATTGATCTTCAAGATGCTGGATTAATTTCAAGGCAGCTTTCTGGAAACACAGTTGGTTATAACCTTCCTTACGACAAGGGTAGTGCCCACATTCAAAGCTTTACTTTGTCTACTCCAATGGGTAGGTCGGCTCTACAAAGACTTGGTAGCACATATGCATACTCCAAAGAAATAGACTTCCCTGTTACATGTACATTAACAGTTAATGCTCTTGTAGCAGACTTAAAATCAGGAAACTTGGTTGACTTGATTTGTGGTGGAACATACGATCTTAAGGTGAGAATGCAAAATCCTTCATGTGTAGTATGTGAGCCTAATAAAGCTGAAGATGCTATCGTTATTGATTTCAGAAAAGCCGTACTTGACTCAGAAAGCTTCTCTTCTGCTATTGGAGACAACAAAACTGTTGACTTGACATTCTCTACTCAAGTAGGTGGTCCAGAAGAATCGGCAGTAGGTGTATTCTTTAGCGGCATCGAAAATGCTAAAGGAGCAGACAATAAACACAAGTCTTTTCCTGAAATCGCAGACACTGGTGACGGAGCCTTAAAATTCTTCAGGTATGGAGCAGAAGGTACTACTGGATACTACAATGGTAGTCATCTGAGTGGATGGAATAGCGAAGTTAGACTTCACACGAAGAAACACTAGAAAAAAGCTTCTTTAAAAGTTAACATTTTACACCACAATCTTCGGGTTGTGGTGTAATTGTTTTATAAGGTATGAGGAAGTTTTTTAGACATGAGCATGGAGCTCTATGGGTTGGTCCAGCACCAGCATACAGGCATCACAGAGATGAGGATCGCTCGTACCTTAGACAGCTAGCTAAAGTTCAATCAATTTCTTATGGATTTGAAGTCAATAGAGAAGAAATTAAACAAGTAGGGCATGAAGATCTATTAACAAGAAGAATTAATATTATTTCCGCAGAGCCTGCTCCGGGTAGTAATATTGATGTGAATCTAGAACCAGTACCGGTTAGTTTTGAGTTTGAATATTTACCGACATGTGGATTAAATGAATATTTATTAGGTTTTAATGTCGTCCCATCTGGGTATCCAGCAGAAAATTCTTTCATAAGTAGATTAAATGCTGATAAAAACTTTTTCCTAGTACTCAGAGATGAAGCTGGAAAAGATGCGGGTAAATTACTAACTGATGATGACTATAAGGGTCATTTTGTAATGGGTATAGGAAATGGGTTTGTGACAAAATATGCAGTCAATGCACAGATTAATTCTCCGATGATTGCTAATGTAGCATATCAAGCATCAAATATTACGGTTGAAAGATACACAGGTTACAATAATATTCCGGCTATACATTTATACGATGGAAAATATAAAAGAGAATATGATTATAATTTTGGCCCAGTAGACTTTGCTAATGAGTATGCTAATTCAGCGGTGCTAAGTAATAATATAGATTTAAAAATTGAAGAACTTAATGTGGGTGGGGCAGTTGTTTCTAAAGAGAATGCTAATGCTGTGGGTTTTTCTTTAGATATAGACCTGCAGAGAAGAAATTTATACGGAATGGGGTCACTCTACCCTTACGATAGAAAACTAAATTTGCCGGGAAGAGGAGCTTTAAGTTTAAATATAAATAAAAAAGATTTAGAAACTGGAAATTTAAATCAAATACTAAAACACGACAAGCCCTATAAGATATATATAGAGTGCCATTCTGAATGCCCAGCTAATGCCGCTTTGTGTGAACCTCAAAGTAAGCCACATATATTAACTTATGTTATTGACAATGCGGTTCTTAAAAATAAAAATTCTTCTTTTTCTATAGGTGATCCAGCTACAGTAAGTTTGGCTTTTGATTTTACATTGACCAGAAGTAATGGATTTTTGATGAGCGGTGGGTGTATTGATGCAGAAGACATACCCGGATCAAATTCACCATACCCTCAACCTTGTTCTTCTTCCGATGAGGACACTAGTGAATGTGATCCACCATACATTATTCCATCAATGACCCCAACCCCAACGGTCACTAGAACTCAAACAAAAACACCTAGAGCTACCCCCACTCAAACACGAACAAACACACCCACAAGAACTCAAACAAGAACTCAGACACAAACGATTACTCAAACAGCTACAGAAACACCAACGCAAACACAAACTGTAACGCAAACCGCAACACCGACACAAACCCAAACCTTAACAAGTACTCCCACTCAAACTCAGACACAAACCGCAACACCAACTCAGACACAAACTGTAACGCAAACAATAACACAAACGCAGACACAAACTTTAACACAAACACCAACAGTCACAAAAACTTTAACACAAACTCAAACACCTACACAAACTGTAACTCAAACTCAAACACCCACGCAAACTGTAACTCAAACACAAACACAAACCCCTACAGTAACACCAACTATCACACAAACACAGACACAGACGCAGACTCAAACTGTAACCCAAACACAAACGGTAACACAAACACAAACGCAGACTCAGACACAAACACAAACGGTAACACAAACACCCACTCAGACAGTTACTCAAACTGCCACACAAACACCAACGGTTACACCTACAATTACTCAAACCGTAACAAGGAGTCCAGATCCATTTGAGTACCCAGTAGCAAAGGTAGATCAATTCTTAAGATTCCAGTTTGCCTCAACGTATGTAGTTGAAGGAGATGACGCCAATGTTACAGTTTACAGGGATATAAGCTGTGGGCCAACATTAAGCAATTATCCAGCTTTATCTGTTGATTATACAACTGAAGATGCTGGAAATAGCGCTATTGCTGGAACAGATTATGTAAGTGGAGCTGGAACACTAACTTTTGCAGTTAATGAAATGCAAAAAGATATAACTGTAAGTACTCTACCTAGTCCCGGAGTTAGCAATGGAGAGCATGATGAATTTTTCTGGTTAAGATTAACTGGAGGAGCAAGTACTTTAGCGAATGTTAAATTTACTGGAGTTAACCCTTATGCTGTAATCATATTAGATCCTTCTTAAAATGCCACCTATTCCGACAGCAACACCAACCCCAATCACAGGTGCATGCTGTGCTGAATTCCCTGTGGTTGATGGTTTCGCATCGTACCCAATTTCATTTAGAATAGATGCATACGATGCTTTGCAGGTAAAAAAAAATCTTAAATACAATGTATATTTAGATGATGGAACAGTCTTGAGGGATCAAGATTTAAAATGGGATAAGGATGGATATGTTTTTGACTTGAACCACACTTACGCTTATACAGGAATATATAGTTGTTATTTAGTTGTTAATAACTTAGATTCAAAAAGAAGTGATTGTGCTCATTTTAATGCTCACATAATAACCCCAACACAAACACCTACAACCACCGCATCCCCAACAGCAACGATAACTCAAACAGCGACGCCAACTCAAACCTTAACTCAAACCCCTACAGTTACACAAACATCAACTGAAACTCCCACAGTTACGCAAACAGCAACAGCAACGCTTACACAAACTCAGACACCTACTCAGACGGTTACTCAAACCCTCACACAAACACCAACCATTACGCCAACGATAACCCAAACCCAAACACAGACTCAGACACAGACTCAAACTGTCACTCAAACACAAACGGTAACACAAACCGCAACACAAACTTTAACGCAAACCCCAACCGTTACCCAGACTCAAACTCAAACACCCACGCAAACTGTAACTCAAACACAAACACAAACCCCTACAGTAACACCAACTATCACACAAACACAAACTCAGACGCAGACTCAAACTGTCACACAGACCCTAACCCAAACACCTACGGTCACTCAAACTCAGACCCAAACTCAAACCCAGACTCAGACTCAGACACAAACACAAACAGTAACACAGACGCCAACAATCACACAAACTTTAACACAAACCCCAACAATCACACAAACTCAAACACCCACCCAACCAATAACACAAACTGCATCTCAGACAGTAACTCCTAGCCCGATGGTTGATTATTTAAACATAAGGTTTCAATACTATTCAACTTACGTAGTTGAAGGTGATGCTACTGGAGTGAGGGTGTACAGAGAACCTAATTGCTATTGTGACTATGATTATACTGGAGCTTTTTCAGTAGAATACGAAACCCAAAGTCATCCCCGTTCAGCACAGACAGGAACAGACTATACATATACTACTGGAATTTTAGAGTTTAAAGAAAATCAACACATGAATATCATTCACGTTAACACTTTGGATGATTATGTGATGGAGCATTCTGAGTTTTTTGAAATACATCTTTCAAATATTAGACCATCAGGAACAATAACTCAACCTAAACAATTCGTAGAATCAAAAATATTATACAAACACCCCTACCAAGTATTGATTTTAGATGACGATTATAATGTATCCTTGATAGCTAAATACGACTTATGTACAACTGGGGACTTGACTGGAGTCGACGATTCTGCAATAGGAAATCAAAGAATGCAAAAGATACCTAACTCATCATGGGGAACCGGATATGTGTCAACAGGACTAGCATACTTAGGAGGACCATTTACTTATGGACAAACAGGACTTTTTTAAAAACCCAAGATTAAATATAGTGTAATATAGAATATGTCAACAGAATTTCCAGACTCAATTTATGTTCCAACTGGAACTGCTTTCGGTAAAGATTTTATACAGTACCAAGGATATTGTTATAAAAAAGTTTCTTCTAATGTTGTGGTCAGCGATCAAACCATTAGATCTGATATTTTTGGAGATTATGAAAACTGTGTTGATTGTAACACATGTGCATGTCCAAAAACAATAAATTTTATCGTAGGAGGTTTCCAGTACTCAGGAACAAATATAACATACAGAGAGCAGACAATTCCTATTACAACATCCTCTACTGGCTGGCAAGAGATAGCTATAGAGTCTGGATACTTAAATGACAATAATCCAAACATAAACTTTAAACCAGTTCAAGTCAGATGTTACGACAGAAAAATAGATATGCAATCAGGTATATATATTTCTTTTGATGACAGAAATGCAGAGATCGCGCACTTTAATTATGTTACAGGTCAAGACCTTTACGAAAGAGAGGACTTATTTTATCATGCATCCACTGGGGGATATGGAGACTTACCATACTGGGGATACAAAAACCAATATGACAAAATTGGGGTAGCAAATAAAGTAAATACAATAAAATTTAAATCATTATGCGAAACTCAATGTGATACTCAAGATATAACATTTAGAATTAGAGGAGAAATATCAGAAAGTTTGAGTTATTTAAACTTGGGCGCAAGTTATGATAATATCACATCCTCTTGGGTTTATGCAACGTGTACCGGTATTCCAAATACTCCCGGACAAATTATTGAATGCATACCAAGTGGTTCTGGAATTAATTTTACAGACTATTTTACACAAGGATATACTGGTTATGCTGGAAATGTAGCAGATCAACAAGTAGCAAGAAACAATGAATTATACGTAGTTCAATTCGCACCAACATCAATAGAGTTGGTTAATAAAGATTTGTTGGATGGAAATGCAGGCACATTAAATGCAAAACATTATTCAATCACGGGTAATAAACATTTTACTGACTATGCTTTTGATTCATTAAGTTTTAGCTATAATAATACAACATTTAATGCAGTAGATCCTAATAACTATTTTTATTATGCAAGAGATGGATTACTATCTGACTTTAATTTTGCAGAAACCATAGGAAAGCCATACGGAATAGATTACAACAAAGCTCCAAACTGCATGCAAGAAGCTGTAACAAGTGGAGACTTTAATACCTTCTATAGACACTTGGGTGGAAATAGGAGGGCGGAGCAAGGTTTTGCAAATAATCCACCAGATATAGGTGATATATATTCTGGTTGCTATCAAACCAGTGAATTTGCTGATGGGATATTTAAAAATGGCACATATGTTCCAATGTATTTCACAGGAACATTAACAGGGAATTCTACCGAATATATATCATTTATTAATGATGAAGAATTGAGCCCCCCAAATAGATGGGAAACTGGAGTTTTTGTATACCAATGGTATAAGAGTGGAGATAGATCTAATGCGAACGAAAACATCACTGGCTTTTTTGGATTTCTAACTGGAAAATATAAAAACCCTCACTTGCATAACTATTATAAAAAATTATTAGACAACCATGCACCAGTAAACTTAGGAACCCCACTCAAGGTTTGGGATGTACGTTCTGGCAATTATCCATTATTTGATGCAAATAAAATTGATACAACTTTTATCTTAAATTTCAATAACAACTTGGCTTACCAATACGCTTTTAAAACTTCGCCAAATGGAGTAAGACATTCCGGTGATTTAAGTAAGGTATATCAAACTCAAACAGGAGTAACGGTTACAACTACTACAGTAGGAACATATACATATACCACCACCACCACAAGCACTACAGAGCATAATGCTTATGATAATTACAACTTTCAAGCTTTAGGTGGAAAATCGATGATGGAATATTTAAATGAACCACTGTATCCTACAAACACTTTTGTAAGGCCAGTAGACATAGATGAATTGTTCCCAGTTACAGACTCAGGGAACCCTCTACATAATCCATTAGCTTCGCCAATTCAATACACAAAAGAAATCAATGTAGATGCTATTGAGTTAAGAGAGTTAAAAAGTATAAAATTTCAATTAAGCTGGAAAAATGAATAATAATCAAATATATATATTTTCACAAAACTTCAATGGTACAGTTGACAATGTAGAGTGTGAAGGTGGATATACTTTAGAAAAATTTTCACAAATAGGAAGTAGTTACGAACCTTATTCTTTTGTTATGAGGAAGAGTGTCTTATCTTCAGCGGGCAATAAGTTTCACATATACTTAATAAGCAAAAAGAAAAATGAAGATAAGCTAGTTTTATTAAGGAATGGGGTTAGGGGTTTAGAGACACTAGCTGAAGCTTCAACTAGCTATGGAGACTTTGATGTTCATTTACCGGAAAACTGGGTAAACAGTAGCTCAGAGGCAGTAGAAATTGAAATTAACGATAAATACTATCACTCCAGAATGTGGCAAGAAGGTCCAGTACTAAGCGAATACAAAGTTACTAATGATGTTGCTGTAATTTACAAAAATAATATTTCCTTCGCCCAGTCATTAGGATTAAAAGATCAATCTGGCTGGGATTTTATATTTGGTGAAGAGGGGGAATTTTTATATTATATAGATTATTCTAACGATGGTGTTATTAATCCAGATTTTATATTTAAAGAAGATGGTCCCGCTTTTGAGGTATCAAAAGAAATAGCATTAGATTTAATTAAATCTATTAAACCTAAGTTTGAATTTTCTGATGTTCCTGTTATAAAATTTAAGAAAAATGTAGAGACAGATTCACAAGCTTCTTTTACAGATAAAATATATAATCATTTTCAGATAAACCAAGATACAGTTAATGCTGATAGTGATTACCAATTTGGTGATTTAAATTGGTTTAATAACGAAAGTTATACTTTGCCAAGTTTTCCTGAAAATAGTTTGTACGACAATCAAGAATCTTCATTTGATTCTTTTTTAGGTTCTCCTCCTGTGCGTGATGAAATATTAGACTTTGAAGCAGATCCTGATTTGAATTTATTCCCAATAGTTGGGACCTATCTAAAAAGATATGATTCAGAAGGATGTTTATACAATAGAGATTTATATATAATAGATGAAAATAAATATGCAATAGATGACTGGAATAATTCTGGCAGAAAATTAGATAACTATTTTACTTTAAATTCATTTCTGTATAACACAATAGAATTAATTAAAAAATTTAAAGATGAAGATGTAATTAAAGGTTCTGAGTTTGATCAGTTTATGAAATTAAAAACTGGAACAGAAAATTACTTAAACTTAAGAAATTTATCTGATTATTTTAATTGTTTTTTTGATCCTTATATTTTATATTCTGAAAACTGTAATGTCATTCAAAGAAAATTTCATTACTTTGGGGCTGGAAGCATATTGGTTGAGTGGACTTTGAACCACGGTAATACATTAGAAGCCGGAAAAGTTTTTGATCCAGCATTAAGGAGAATATATTACTTTAACGAAACATTTAGTTATAATGGTGAGGAATATTCAGTGGTAGAGTTTTTTCCATTTCAAGATTTTGGTATGCTGCCAATAGATGTAGCTAGATCATAATTATGGCAAAAAAATATAAAATATCAGACTTGAGGGCAGTTCTTTTTGGGGAGCAGGGATATCCATACTTCAAAGAAGCAACAGAGTCTAAAGACTTAGGTACTTGGGATTTTAATAAAGATGGAAACATGAACGCTTTTGATTTAAGCTTTTATGAAATTTCATTAATGATTTATGAAGAATTTGAAATAAGAAAATCTGTAGCTAAACAAAATAAAAGATTAATAGATAAAGAATTTAAAACGACTACAGGAAGTAAATTTAAATGGTCTGATTTTGCTGAAAACGAAGCCGTTGATTATGTTAACGATTTATTAAAAGGCTATAGAAACAAAAAGGGAAGAATCCTAAAGGGATTAAAATTTGAACCTCCATCAAAAAGAGATACCAGAGGTATGATTATGATATCAAACTCTGGAGATGCTGACGGCACAAATCAGGTCACGAAACTAAGTAAAGTATTTATTAATAATGCAGCAAATTTTAGAAATACATTACTAGACAAACCATTAAAGCCCGGAGGCATTAACGTTGGACATATTCAAGCTGATGATGCAGGTGAATTTGGAAGGATTATAACGGACATGTTATTGATGAATTTTTTTATCAGGCCAAATGGTAAGACTAATAAGAATGCTATTACAAAAGTTTACCCCCTAGATGATCCAGACCATAATTATTTTCACATATTACCTAATGCTAGTAGAGGCCACCCATTAAGTGTTTTTAATATATCATCCCAATCACAAAGTTTATTTGGCAGAGTAAACTATAATTATAGTCCTCAGCCATTTTTTAAGGAGAATTACATATTTAAGAGCACCGATAGGTTTCAAACTAAAAAAGAAAAAATTCTCAATTATGCTAGACTATTATACGGAATAAGTAGTGATCTTGGAATCGTTGATTATAGCGCAGAACTAGATAGTGCAAAAAATATACCAATTCCATCTGCTCATGCGACATATGTACCAGCAAAAAAGACTGATACAGAAGAAGAAATAGAAGACGGATATAAACTTAACAAGGATGGTTTAGCTACAGAATTTATGGCTAATTATGATATACCTTATTTTAGACATAATATTGAAAATGTATTAATACCAGCAATACGAGCTAAAGTAAAAGAAACCATAAAACTTGCCATTGCGAAGGGTACTACAGATATACCAAACTTAGGTTCTATAGATTTTGCAACAAAAGAGATAGCGGATCTTGTTAGCGCTTTGTGTGATGGGTATATTGAATATGTTCAAAATAGATATAATATAACAGATGCCGAAGTAAAGAGTCAAGGATTAGAATTTACAGCCAACCAAGCAAGTGATGTTAGATTATACCCCGATAGGCAAATTATTGAAAAACCTGTATGGAAACTAATTAAATGCAGAACTCACGAAGAATATTTTACATACCAAAATGAATTTTATGATTATAGTCTAAGTGGAATTTTTCACTTAAGTAATCTAGAGGGAACAAACCCAGACTCAGATATACCAGAATCAGACGATTTGTTTTTAAGTCAAAATGTTGGGGGAGTTTTTGCCGGAATATACTACTTGAAAAACTTTACTGAGGATCAAATTATTGAAATGTATACAGGTACATACTATAAAAAAGATTCTCCTAAAGCTCCATTTTTAAACCCTTGGAGTAAAATTAAAGAGCAAAATAATTTGATGCTATACAATCATAACACTGGCACATTATATGATCCTGTCCCACATGTTCCCGAAGGTTGTTATAAAATATATCTTAATATATTTCCAGCATTAGCTGATGGCACAATTGATAGAGGTAGGATACTTTCATATCAAGCTTTACCTCATTACTGGGAGCATGCGGATTGTAGTAAGCCTCCTTGTTATGTGCCACCAAGCCCTACGCCAACTCAGTCTGCAACTTTTACTCCATCTTGCACTATGTCTCCGACAATCAGTGCCACATCTACTCAAACACCCACAGTAACCCCAAGTGTAACACAAACTAATACACCAACAAACACAGCAACTCAAACCAATACTCCAACCGCAACACAAACTCAAACGCCTAGTTTTACGCCTTCAGTAACGAAAACAATGACGCCAACATTGTCACCAAATGCTACAGCTAGTCCAACTGCAACGCCAACAACAACAAGATCTGTACCTGTGCCGAAATGTGAAACTGTTGACCCCGGACCAGTTCCCTTGCCTACTCAAACAAAAACCCCAAGTCAAACTAGAACTCAAACTCCAACAAAAATCTTCTGCACACATACACAAACACCTACATACACACCTACATCCACACCAATGGTAACACCTAGTTTTACTCCATCTAGAACTACAACATTAAGTTTTACACCAACACAAACACCAACCCTAACGCAAACACCACAAGGAGCAATTGAGTACGATGGAACTATCACCATGATTTAAGGTGTAATAGATGACATGGAAGAGTTTCTAATTAGAATAAATCAAGATCCATGTGGATTAGGTTTTCAGGGTAGGGTAATGCCAGCTCTCAAAGAATGGAGTTTTACCCCATATCCATCAAGTGCTGCACAAATGACACATTTAGAAAATACGGCACAAGGTGTAAATAGAAATTTTCTATTAGCGGTGGGTAAAAATTTAATAAATGAAAACGGAGAAATCAACGGAACACTTCAATTAAAATTTCAATGCTTAGATATGCTGAAAGATAGATCTTTCAACAGATTAACGGCGATACAAATAGAGGGATACCCTCTTGGGTTGGGGGTTGGAAAAGAATCTGGATTGCCTCCGCAATTTGTTACAAATTTAAATTCAAAGAGTACATTCTATAACATACCTGTAGGAAAAAAAATAAAAATTCAATTAATGGGAGGATTTGGTAACGTAAGGTATGCAAACACATCTGATAGTAGAATCGTAAAAATTAATAAAAGTGTTCAGTTTGAAGAATTCAATTACCAACCACAACTAAAAAATTTAAACAATACATCGTATCAAATAAATAAGGGTTCCTTTATTGTCGATAGAGGACTAGGAGAAGGTAATCACATATTCACGATAGAAGCTTTATCAGTTGGCGAGGCAGCAATTATATTTAGGGATATGGTTGGATCTAGGCATTACTTGCATATTTCAGCTAATGCAAATTTGTGTCAAGATGAAATAGCTATTGTCGATGAAGACGATAATATCTATACCAACAACCTTAATAACAGAGGAAATTACAATGTAGAACCCATATTGAATGATTTAGATTTTGAAAAATCTATTGGAAACTATTGTAATTGCAGTACAGCAGCAGGGGATAATTCAAATGGTTCTATGAATATATCTGTACCAAGTCCCCAATCCGAAATCATGTCAATTAATCATGTAGGAAAAATATATGATAACGAAAAGTTCATAAGAGGAACTAGAAGTTTAGATTTTGAAAATCTAGAAAAGCTAGATGAAAAAAACATACCAATTGCTCCAGCTAAAATATTTGATTTATATGTTGGAGAAACAGTGAGGGTTAGGTTGCCGAGAAGAGCTAAAACTCAATACAATGTCACTGTGTTAAATAAAGAAAATTTAGATGGAAAAGCTGTAGGTGCAGGTTGGGGAGAATATAATACTGGTCCGGCTTGGTCCGCCTTAAAAGAAGACAGTCAGATTGTTGATTATGATATTAATAGTGGCCGCATAACATGCAAAGGTCCAACTAACTTTTTGCCAGCTATCTTACATTTCCAACCCAGAGCAAATAATTACAATTCAGTAATAGGTGCAATACCAGCACAAGAAAAAGAAATTTTTACATCCAATGATCCAGCAGATGCAATCCTATCATTTGAGAGACACGATGGATCAAAGAGTTATTTAAAAACTAGAACTCTGAATGGAGGCATTGACACAATTACAATGACAAATTCAGATTTTTTTATCGGGATAAGATGTTTTTGTGAAGATAAAGATTTTTTTATAGATGAGTCTACCGTTAGCGAGGGAGACACTTTTGAGGTTTATGCTGGAGGAGAGTTGCTACCTAAAGCTCAAAAATATTTCTTCGATAAAGACTCGATCAACAATCAAGGTAGAGCCGGAAAATCAAACATTATACAGAACCCCAACCAAGATTTAACTGATCCAATAAAGAATGGAAGAAAGCAATTTAGGATAGCCACTATCGATAAAGAAAAAATTGTTGCCTTTCAAGAAATTTCAATGTTTTTGGTCGATGCTCCTGAAGGTGCTAAGGGAAACAATATACACAAACCAGCCTTTAGAAGATTTGATAATGAATTTTTCATAGAAGGAGATTTTTGGAACAACCTAAATATAAAAGACAGAGAAGGCTTTAACCATTCTATAAAAACTGGTGATGAGATTTTTCCTTGCTGGAAAGAGCAAGGTAACACAATTCAGCCAAGAGGAACATGGTGCATAGATAAGAAAAGCTTCACTTTTTATTCGAAAAGTGAAATACCAGTAGTACTTAACGAAAAAGATGAACCTAAGATGATAAATGATTTAGCTTCTAGATCTTTTGTAGTTTTAGATGAGTCTCAGAAACATAAAAAATACTCACCAGAGAACTAAGAGCTTTTAATAACCCCTAGAAGTATTCTGCAATGCTTTGCAGATATATCCCCAAAGTCTTTCCATTCTTTAATTTCACTACTATCTATTTTAATTTTTCCATCTTTGTGAAGCTTTCTCAATATAGGTAAGAAATCTTCATAACTGGAAACTGAGTATTTTTCAGATAACTCTTTTTTCAAAACCCCCAAAGGAGATAGATCATTTACTTTACTAGATTGAGATTTATTGTCAGACTTATCTATTTCGTCATCACCTACAATATGAACATTAAGAAAATTTCTAACACATCTTACAAAAGCTCTATTACAAGCAATTGTTTCTAGGAATTTTTTAGCGAAACTATTTGTGTTATCAATTGTAGCATTAGCCATATCTTCAAAAACAATTAATTCATTGTTGGTTTCATAGTTAGGTAAAAATGAGATGCGGCAAGATACTGCTACATGATGATCTTCACACTTAACTGTTTCATAGTGAACATTGCTAAAGCCTCTTAATTTTGCTAGTTCTTTGATTCCACTTAGTTTAATCAAGAGCTGGTGATCTTTTAGACCCTCTATTGATCTGGGCATGTCTTTTTTTCTAAGATCAAACCAAGATTTATTTGGAAATAAGTGTTCATCCTTAATCATTGATCTCCAGTCTACAGATCCATCTTCAGTAAAGACATATTGTATATTTTTAAGTAATCCATTTTCATCTCTTTGGTAGAGAGATGGGCCAGAGGAATTGTCTACGGTGTTTGCTTTTTTTGGTGACATAATGTTTATTGTGTAATATTTAGAGTGAGCTACTATTTGATTAAAGTTAAGAACATTTTACAACATACTGTTCAATATGTCAAGAAAAAATCTTATAATTTAATAGTTTTAGATATAAGCGGAGAAGGGGATAAGGATTACAATAGTTCAAGAATTAAAAATTTAATTAAATTATATTATGAAAGGTATAACATTAAAACTATTGCATTATCCCAAAATTCTTTAGCTTGCGATAATAATGATATATTCTATTATAACTTTGCTTGGGAGTATTTCAATAAAGATTATAAAGTAATAAGATCAAATACAACAAATAAATACTTTTACAATTATTTGGGAGGTTACCCAAGGAAGGATAAAATATTATTTATTAATCAGCTAATCAATAGTGAAACCATTAGTAAATCTTTAGTCAGTTTTGGTACAATAAAAAAAGATCTTAAAAGCATAGCTTCTAGAAAGACATTGTCAAATACACCAAAAATCATCGACCACGATATGCTGTACTCTAAGCATACCGGAGAATTTTGGCAAAAAATAAAACAAGAATTTTACATGCAATCAAGGTTTTCATTAATACAAGAAACAGAGATGCAACACCAAACTAACAGATATACCGAAAAAACATTAAAAGCTATAGCAATGAAAAGTCCATTTATTATAGCTGGAAACTATGGAGTATTAAATCGACTACGTCAAGATGGATTTAGGACGTATCATCCAATGATAAATGAAGGCTACGATTTAGAAAAAGATAAAAACAAGAGAATTAACTTAATTATAAAAGAAGTAGAAAGACTTTGCAGTATGAGTTTCCAACAATGGATAGAGTTTGAGTCTACCTTTTTAAGGAGAACTTTAAATCATAACGCTGATAATCTTTTAAAACTTAAAAGTAAACAAAAATTTATTTCTTCTTTGAAGTTTTGAATACCCTACAGAAAGGAAGATCCTCCCAAAAATCTGGAGTATCCATAACTGAAGATGTGTTTTTCCCCTTGTTTAGAGAAAGATAAGAATTGAATACTTGACCATTGTAGATAATATTTCTCTTACTTAAGAAGTTGAGATTTTTTAATGATTTTGTGTTAAGGTCTTTTTTAGACTTAGAACCAAAAAGCCTAATCTGGTAATCAATTAAATTAAATCTAATATTTTGTAAATCTTTTGAATCCTTGCAAAGTAGATTTAAAGGCTTGCCTACTTTTTGCAAATTTTTAATATCCAGTAGACTGGTTTCTGAATTCACAAAAAATGATATCATGTGCAAAGTATCACCTAAGAACTTTAAATAGTCGGTTGGTATTAATTTATCAGTAACTAAGTTAACTTTTTCTATCGATTTACATTGAGCCAAGAATTCTAAATCAAAGCTTTTATCCATCCTAATATTTACAGACCCCTTTAAGTTTGCTGAGGCTATATCATATTTACCCGGAACTACATCTATAATTTGGTTGAAATATTCTTCTCCGGTATATACTGTTTTAACATTTCCCAAGCTATGCTTTATGCCCAAAGAGTCCAATAATAAGCATGCTATTTTTTCAGGTTCAACTTGATTAATTGTTTTAGGTAGCTCTTCTACAGCAAAGGAAGGTTTGTCTTCTATGTCAGGCGTAAAAACATGAAACTGATCTGTAGCATGATAAGGTTTTAAAATATCAACATAATCTTGATTACTTACAGTAATAACTGGCTTGTTATAATAGTTTGCTATATGAGAGTAGAAATTAAAGTTACCACAATAAGCCAAACTTTTACTAATAACATAGTTAGTTTGCATTCTATTTAAATGCTTGTAGCTTTTAGAGTAGTATAAGTTTTTTTTACTAGATTGCCCAACCTCAATAATTGATATGCCATTTTTTTCTAGATAAGGTTTTATATGGAAAACTACATCATCAAAGAAATCGTAATCTTTACTCTGCATGTCAGCATTAGTAGAGAAGCATATAAACTTTTTTTCAGTAATTGGAAAAAATGTAGATTCAATAAAAGGTTTTGTGATTTTAGAACCACAAGATAAAGCAAAACTTTCTAACTTATGCATAATTTAAATCGTATTCAATTTGATGTTGGTTACCATGAATGTAATTAGTTAACCTAGCTGTATTTGAGTGAGGCATTAAAGTGAAGTTAAAAAATCCATTAAACTTACCATAACCTTCTGACCATACAAAATTTTCCATTATATTATCATACTGTAAAACTTTATGGATATATGGGTTGCCAAATAGAATGTCTGCATTTTCAGGTTTTGTTGCATAATAGATATTATGATCGGGATATTTATCTTTAATGTATTTTAATAAAGATGTGGAGTTAAAAACATCAGTTGCATTTTCTGGCAATACAAAAAGTATTCTCCTGCCTTCATCGTCTTTATCTAAAAGTTGCTCAAATGAAACTTTTTGGTTTTCTTGATTATCTTTTTTAGCTATATTTACAAAGTATTCATAAACAGCCTGTCTATCAAGATCAGTTCTTAGTCTATGCTCCCAGTGAGCGATTCCATTTTGATCATTTTCTTCTGCATCGACCTTAAGAATATTTTTGTATAAGTCTACAATCCATTCTCTATTGTTTTGTATGGGAGGGGGGACATAAGAAGGATCTTTCTCTATATAAGAAAAATCAAAATCCCAATCAGTCGGAGACATTTTGGATATAATTTTTTCAAACTTAGAGCATACAGATTGAATTGAGCAAAAATCAATTACAAAGTCTCTGGCAATTTTACCCATTTTGCTTTTTTGGGATTCGCTCATATTGTAGACTTTAGTCAATTGATTAGCTATATCTAATGAGTCTGTAGAAGCTTTAATAAATTGTGTTCCGGGTTCTCTATACTCTGCCCAATCCAAAGGCAATCCTCCACTTTCCTTTGAGCAATAATCTTCGCCACAAGAATAGTTGGTGACTAAGGTAATTAATTCACATAGCTTGGCTTCTTGAATTGGTATTTCTTGCCCTCCACTAGTAAAAGCATGACAATACACATCCATTAAATTATATATTTCATTTAATTGTTCTTCAAAAACACCCCTTTGGATTTGAACAGTTTGCTGACTTTTCTGATTACCACAAAATTTGCAATCTAAGTTTTGGCCAGCAAAAGGTTTTATTTCATATTGATTACATTTATCGCAAAAATATGTAGTTAAAACTAAAGAAGGATCAATACCTTCTTCGTTAAGAAGTCTAGGAATATCCCAACCCTCGCCCCAATGTGTATGCAAAAGAAGTTTAGCTTTTACATTTGGGTTTTGGTCTTTAAATAACTTGAAACCTTTTAATAAATTAGGAACACTTTTTCTTAATTGATTTCTAAAAACAAAACCAATAATGAAATCATCTTGATCTATATTATGAAAAGACCTTAAGTTATTCTTATCTTCCTTATCCATTTTAAAAAAGTTAGATTCATCTAATGGAACAGGCAGTAAGTGTACATTTTTAAAACCCTCTTTAGCTAAAGCTTTCTGTGCGAATGAAGCTTGCACGATAATGTTTTGAGTATTTTTTGCACCCTCAATATGTTTATCTAATAAAGGTAGGCTGTCTACCGGAGTCCAGATCATGGAATTAATTTTTTTCCACCAAGTTTTTTTCCAAAAATTATCGACACCCCATATATCTTCTATGCCTAAATATATATCAGGTTTATTTTCTTTAATTAAATCATCTATTCCGTAGTGTCCGTAGCTAGCCTGTCTAGCTTTATTTTGATCATTTCTGCACTCCTGTATTAAATTTTGATCCTGAGGCAAGGCACCAAAGCCTTTCCATGGTAAACTAAGCATAGATTGATCTACCTTAGGCCTTCCATTGGCAACTTCAATTACTTCGTATTTTCCAGTTTTATGGAGATACGAAAGTAGATGTTTCATGTGCTTACCAAAACCAGTTTTAGCACGAGAATGGTTGCTGTGAGCTAAAATTTTTAATTTCTTCTTAGCCATTAAAAATCGTATTCAGAGTTATTGTTATTTGTTTCTGTTTTTGCTTTAGGTTTATAAGCAGAATTTTCACAATTTTTTCTAATCAGTGTTTCACATAAAATTCTAACACATTCAGCCTCACCGGGCTCTAGAGGAATCTTAAAAGTTTGGGATCCATTTCTAGTTATGGTTAGGCCAAAGGCTGGAACAGTAATCTTATCTTCATAAGACTCTTTAGTTTTTTGATTAATTTTTGTAGTCCTTACTTCCTTATCCCAAGGAGTAAACCTAATTTGAGTTTTATTATCTTCATAAGCATGATAGGTGCTCCACTCGAAACGATTATTAATGCAGCTAATTATAGAGCCACACTCAAATTCATTAAACTTAATAGAAATATTTTTTTCTGGATCTGTCTTGCTACCAGAGAAGGAACCTATTCTTTTTCTTTCATCCCAAGAATGCTGGGCGATAGCATTAATAAATAAACTAAGACTTTGATCTTTAGGGTTTTCTCCCATGTAAAAACTGAATGCAAATCCAGTATTACTTTTATTAGGTTTGTATATTTGTATACTCATAAATCAATTTTAATATGTTTGTTTTCGAAAGATTTTGGTTTTTTATCCTCATGTAAGGCTCCGTTTCTTTCTTTAGAATAGTTTTTGTAATATTTTTCTTTAACTGGGTCAATACCTCCATTTTCAGAAGCCCTTTCCCTTGACATTTCTTTACTTAAGTCTAGCATATCACCAACCTTACCAACACCCCTTCCCGTTTTTTCTACGAACTGCTTGCTATTCCAAGGGTCAGTTTTACCAGTCGTATTAAGTTCTGGAGAGTAGTACTGCCTGATCCATTCGGTACCATTTTTATCTATATATGATTTATCGTCTGACATGTGAAAGAAAATATCTACAGTTTCTTCTGTTTTGGGATGCATGAAAGTATACAATGGCATTAGAAAAAAGTCAAGATTATTTTATCGTCAATTTGAATACTATTAAAATGTTTAAATCTAGCATTCTTTTGTTGTAGTGCAGCTAGAAAATCTTTATAGTGTGCTTCTGTATTAGGTATAGCAAATACTGCCCCTTCTAATTCCTGAACTGGATTATCTTTTACGAATTGATTGTAGTCAAATTCTTCGCAAGAATTAATAAAGTTTACGGTCATTTGATCTGCCGCAAACCTATCCTTTTTATACTGCCTGATAATACTGGGCCTGCAGCCACAGTTTTCATTCTTAACAAAATTGTTTACAAAGTTTTCGGTTTCTGGGTATTTATCCAGCCAAAGCTTTCGATAACTTTCATTATTTCTAATTAAATGAAGTACAACTCCCAAAGAGTAAGCATTATAAGAAGATTCAATTTCTAGATTCATAAATGATATTATGAATAGAAAAATAAAATTCTAAACTTATTTATGTTTTTCTCTTATGTTTTTATAATAAACCCAGAGCTCTTGAATTAAATCCAGCAAAGAATCAAAGAACCAACAAAATGCAGCTACGGATAAAGGATAAAGATAATATTCAAATAGAAAAACATTAGTATTACAATACTCTAATAAAGCTAGTAATACACCTGCCCAAAAGCCTAAACATAAAGAGCAAGATAGAAATTCTTGTAGATGATTGGATTTAGATTTTAGATAATTTCTTGGTACAGATAGTATATAGCTATCTTTAATTATCCAAACCAGTCCCAGACATGCTAATAATTTCATCTATCTTATCAACGATTTCCTGAATATTTTCTTGGGGTATAATTACCTTGCCATTATAATCATCAGTAATAATATACTCTCCATCTTTAAGCTTTATCTCTGGACAACAACATACTGTTGGGCAGAGAGGGATGGGTTGATTAACTTTTAGCATTTAACACTTTAGATTTATTATCACCTTCAAATGTTTTTAACTGCTCAACAGCACCAGCAATTAGATTAGCTTCAGACTTATTCATTTTGACTTTATTGCCATAATCATCAGAGATCTCAACTAGACCTTCTCCATTGATTTCCACGCTAGGGCAACCAGCCTTACCGCAACACATGAATATTTTAGAACCTTCTTGTCTTAAGAAATAATTATCTTTCATTTTTAATAACCTCCATTAATTTGTTTAAAGTATTTTTATAAGTAAAATCTTTCTGTAATAATACACCTTTTTCGTTATGAGTTTTTGCTAATTTTTCAGATTTTTCAAAAGCTTCTATCATTGATTCTTCGGAAATTTCATTCATATTACCTTGATTAAAAGGGGCACCTTTTTGAAAAAATGAACCATCATATATTTCTACAGAGATTTCTGGATCAATCAAGATAGAGTTATCTTCATTAGCCCAATCTTTATGTGACGTATGATTCATAACTATACTCCATTTACCTAGTGCAGTAGCATTAAAAGCTGGCAAATTCCACCCTTCAGCTCCACTAAGGCCAGTGAGATCAATGTCAATAGCATTAATAAATTCATTTACTTCTGAATTTGTTTTTAAGTGAGGAATGAAATTAATATTTCCATATTGCTTGCCTTCTAGAACTTGAGCAATAATTTGATTCATTTGCTCTGGCTTAAAGAAGGGGTTAGAAACACAGCATGAAAGTTGATATTTATAATTATTACCATACTTTTTAGCCCATGCTTTAATTATCTTTTCCGTATTTTTGCGTTTTTCGAATTTACCCATTAACCCAAAATGAATTTTATCAGGAAGATAGGAATCTTCGGATGATACCAAATCTTCATCGAACCCAATTGGAACATGATGGACATTCTCGCATCCTAAATTCTTAAAACACTCATAGGCGTGCTTGCTAGCAAAAACACAATTATCTTGAAGATCTACAATAGACTTTTCAACTAAAGTAGGTTGATCTGTTTCGTAAAAAGTGAACAAAGTTTGAACTGGTGATATTCTGTTTTCCGAACCATTAATGTGCCATTGAGAAAGAGTGTGATCCTCCTTGCTTAAAATGTGGTATCTATTTCTAGCACTATCAATAACCCAGTTCTTGAAATCATCATCAGCCTTATCAAAAGCATCAAAATTTACTTGATCCCCTTGAGGAAAAAAAGCTATAGTTAATTCTTGCTTATACATTTCTCTTAGCAAGTTATAACTAACATTGCCAAAGCTTAACGAGTTTACGGCTCCTCTGTAAATAATTTTATCCATGATTAAAAAGGTACATCTGCTAGATCATCATAATCTTCGTCATCAGTATTTTCTATTTTTTCTTCAACTTTTTTAATTTGCTCCCTCTCCGATTTACTTGATGATTGATTAGAAGATTGATTTTCTTCCCCTGCTAGGAAGCTAACCCTATCAGCAACACAAATAAGTTTGCTGAATTTTTTACCATTCTTCTCCCAAGAATTTGATTTTAGTTTTCCATCAATAGCAACTTTCTTACCTTTGGATAAAAACTTTACACAATTCTCTGCTTGTCTACTCCAAGTCTCAACATCGATAAACATCGTGTTTTGCTTTTTCTCTCCATCTACATAGTAGAATTCATTAATTGCAATTGAAAAATTGCATACCTTAGACTTACCAACATCCCTGCATACTGGATCTTGAGTAAGATTTCCTATAGCTGTATATCTATTCATTTTGTAATCTCTCTCTTAATTTTGTGTTTAAAAAATTCTATAGCATTATCGTGTATATTAATGCAACCTTGTATACTCATGCCGAGTTTCTTGCTTACATTTTTCCACGGCATTACTCCGTTTTTTTGACCCTGTATATATCTAAGGTTAAATATTTGACCAACTCTTTTGTCAGGATGCTTGTTAGCATGATTGATAATAGTACTAAATATTTCACTCTTATCTTCGTCAATAGAGTCGTTTTTATCTTTAGCTGAATAACTCAAATAATTGATTGTAGACTCTTCTACTGGAATTGTCTTTTTACGCTTCCCACTATTATATATATTTAAACACTTCCATTTAATCTCGTTACCAAGATAAGTGCTAAATTTAGATCCCTTATTTGGGTTATACTTTAGTGCGGAATGATATATTTGATAATCCTTTTCCTGTATAAGTTCTTGCCTTAGACTATCATTGTGATGTTTAGAGACGTAACCGTTTATCAAATCAATACATAAACCTGAATGCCTATCTATTAATATAGATAAACATTCCTCAGTATTATTTCCAACTTGAATCTTTTTAACTAAGTCTTCGTCTTTCATTTCGTAGTAGTTATTCATTTTCCTGTGCTCCCAAATCCATTTTCTCCTCTTTCACTTTCAGAAAGAGCATCTACATAGTTTATACTAATTTCGTTATGTTTGCAAGGAATTAATTGAGCAATTTTATCACCTTCATGATAAACCCTTTGAGGGTTTATAGAAGTAACAACACCACTAGCCTTTTTCCCAGACATATTTTTACCTTCAACAACTCTCATGTCCTCTGGTTGAGGTATGTACTTGAAACAAACCTTAATATTACCTCGATAACCAGAATCAATTACTCCCACGGAGTTACATAAAACTAAATTTGTTTTATTAATGCTTGATCTTGGATAAAGAAGCATATAAAATTCATACTCACCGTTAAGCTTTTCTGGTTCAATTCTGATTTCAGTATCATACTCTATTTGGTGTATAGCTGTATAGTATATACCTTGATATATAGAACCAACTACTCTAGGTTCATTTATTGCTACTATATCATAACCTGCATCACCGCTTTTAGCTGGAGTATTGACAACTCCGTAATTTTTTAGTATATTAAGTTTCATTTTGTAATTTTTTTAAATTCTTCGGATATGGAAGTTAACCCAAGTTGACTCATGATCTCATGAGTGAGAACAAATTCAGCTTTATCAATAATGTCTTTTTCAGCAAACCTTTTTTCATTAACCATAATCACTGTTGACATAGTAAGTTTTTTTTGGAATTTAGAAAAAGCCATAAGTACAGCGGATAATACAGCTCTCTTAGGACCAAGATGATCTACTTCAATTTCCCAGCCTCCAGAAGAAACAATATAGGATCTAAGTTTATTATTCATGGTTAGCATTATAGCAATAAAAAATGTTTAAGTCAAGTTGTTTTTTTACTATCTCAAATAAAATACTACGTATTTTAATATTATTTTATATTTAACAATATATTATTAAAGTAGACATCTATATATATTGCTTTATAATACATAATTACTATTATATATAAAAGTACTATTACGTCAAGAAAAAATGCGCATTTCAATATTTAGTTTATTTAGGGATTCGGAGAGCTACATCAAGAGAGCATTAAAGCAATTTAATGATTTAGAAAAAAATACAGATGCAGAGTTTAGTTATTATTTCTATGAAAATGATTCTGCCGACAAAACTCCATCAATTCTAAAAAGATGGATGAGCAAGAAAGATGGCGCTTTAAAATGTGATAAGATAAACAATCAATCCTTTGGCTCTGACTTAAGGCCAGAAAGAATGATTCATTTAAGTAAATGCAGAAACTTAATGCAAGCACTTGATGATTCCAGAGATTCTGATTTTACAGCGATTGTAGATAGTGATGTAATTTTTTCAAAAAGTATTATTAATCAATTTTTAAAATATACAGACTTGGATTTTTCGATGCTCACATCAAACATCAGACAAGATATACCTTGCAAAATGGGTTCAGGAAAACCTGACTCATATTATGATAGCTCAATCCTAGTTGACAAACATGAAGTTCAGGGAATGACATGGAGCTACAACCCATTCTACGAGCCTAGAGATAGAGATTTATTCAATCAAAATAAACCTATTGAAGTAACTTCCGCTTTTGGTAGCTTCGCTTTTCTTCGTACTGAAACTTTTCATAAATGCAAATGGAACTCTAATGGAGAGTCTGAGCATTTCAGTTTTTGCAGGGACCTAAATCGCTATGGTAAAATATACCTAATTCCAGAAATTCAACCCTTAGTAGAGGTCGATCAAAAAAACTTTCCACATGAAACCGAAGTCATAAAAACTCAAAAATGGCTATCCGAAAGTAAATGGAATAGGTTTTTATGGAAAAGTGGATCAGTTAGGGTAACATAATTATGAATATGGAATTATACTTTCAAGATATAAAAACAAAAATAGTTGACTGTGAAGTTGCAGCCAGACTTTTATTAATACATAAAGAATCTATATGTAGCCAAATTACTCAACACGGATGCTGGGAACCTTGGTTAGTTTATCTTTACCACCACATGATCAAGGAAGATTTTATCTGTGCTGATGTCGGTGCAAATATTGGATACCATACAGTCCACATGGCTAAGTTATGCAAGGGAGGCAAGGTTTATGCCTTTGAGCCTCAAACCAACATATTCAATATCTTATCCACCAACATTCTTTTTAATAATTTAAGTAATAATGTTAATCACTATCGCTATGCCCTATCAAATAGAGCTGAAAAAATGCAATTCAACCCCATCGAAGAATGCAAAGAAAAAGATTCCGAATTACTTAATTGGGGTGGCAGAAAAATTGTAGAAGATGGCGAAGGAGAAGGTTCTATTACTACTACTAGATTTGACTCACTCAAGTTAACTAAATTAGATTTCCTAAAATTAGACATTGAAGGTTTTGAATTAAATTTCTTCAAAGGTGCCAGAAAAACAATTTCATCGAATTTACCTATTATATTTTTTGAGAACTTAGCATGGGAAAAGGGTAGGAAAGATGATAAAAAAGTCATAAAACTCTTAAAGCGCTTAGGTTATAAAGTTTTCAGAAGTTTAGTTACTGAATATAAAGAAGACTGCATTGCTTTACATCCAGACAAACATGACGAAGCCTTGACATTTTTACATACTCAAGAAGAATTTAAATTCCAAGAAGAATGAATTTCACAATAAGTTATGCAGTCACTGCTTGCGACGAACACAAAGAACTAAATAAACTTTTATTATTTCTTACCACCCACAAAAGAGAGCAAGATGAAATACTAGTTCAATTAGATAAAAGTAAATCTAGTCAAAAAATTAAAGATTTAATTAATGAATTTAAAATAAATTTTATTGAATTTGATTTAAATAATGACTTCGCCGCATTTAAAAATAATTTAAAGAGCAAATGTAAAGGTGATTATATTTTTCAAATTGACGCAGATGAAATACCTGCGGATGAAACAGTCATGAACTTAGACAAAATACTCGAAGCTAATTTAGATGTTGATTTATTTTTATTACCTAGAGTAAATATTGTGAACGGTCTCACAGAACAACATAAAGAAAAATGGAATTGGACAACAAACGAACAAAATTGGGTTAATTGGCCAGACTATCAAGCCAGAATCATCAAAAACAATTTTAATATAAAATGGAAAAACAAAGTGCACGAGCAAATTATTGGCGCAACGACTGGAGTTCAATTTCCAGCAAATTTGGATTATGCCTTAATGCACATCAAAGATATCAATAGACAGGAAAAACAAAATGCTAAATACGAATCCATAGAAAATGGCAAATAACTTACCAGACAATAATGTCAAAGAAATTTTAAATTTATTAGAAAGCAGCACTCCTTTTGCTTTTACTAGATTTAATGATGGTGAGGTGGGAGGCATAGATAACCCTAAACACATTGCCGCACGAGGAGATCAACCTGTTAACTTAAGTCTTCATAAAAAATTAATCGAATGCATATCACACAAACAGAAAAACTATTTAGTTGGAGTTCCGTGTTCAATTTGCTTTCCACACTATGCAAAGGTAGCCAATGATCTAGTTGGTGATTATGAACATAAAACATTAGCCGTTTCATTAACGAATCGAAATTGGAAATACTGGTTAGATAACTGTGAGTCAGCCCTTAAGGGTAAGAGTATTTTTTGGATTGGCGGCAACGATCAAGATGTAAACAAGATACCTTACTTTTCTGCAGATAAAGTCGCTTTATACCCAAGAAGAAATACTTGGGCTGTTTACCAACAAATACATGATGAATGCTTTGAGGCTTCCAAAGATTTTGATATCACTTTTATCAGCCTTGGCCCTACTGCTAGAATATTAGCTTGCGAGTGGTTCAAGGAGAATCCTAATTCAACATATATAGATATTGGCTCAACCTTCGATCCATTTACTAGAAATGTTTTTCACAATTGTCATCTTGGTTGGGCTCAAACAGGATTCAATAAAACCAAACCTTGTGCTGAATGTAATTAATGAAGATCATATCTCAGTATTTCAATATAGGCAAAAGTAGAGAATTTGAAAAAAAAGCTCTTAATTTTGAAAAAAATTTAAATAAATTAAACTTTACAGATTACTTAATTTCTAATGAAACTAACGCAATGAATTCTTTTTCAAAAAAAAGAATGCCAAAGGTTATCCCAAGACGATGGAATAATAGATACATACCTACTTTCATTCTTAACACCATTCAACAGTATAAAGTTGACGTCTTGTATGTTCATATTGATGGTGTTTTTCGGTTTATACCTGATATTGAAATGTTTGACGATTACGACATTTGTGTCTCAAAAGGTAAAGATCTATCCTTAGTTAAAGATAACATATTAATGTCACCTGTTTTTTTTCGTTACTCAGATTATTCAATTAAATTTATTGAAGAGTGGATTGAACTATGTAAAGTTAGGACTGAAAATTGGACTGAACATGATTACTTCAAAGAGTTGATTGAGTCGGGCAGATATAGACATAAAGTTATAGAAGGTTTAGGTAGTCGCAACCCCCGGTGTGAAACAGCTTTTCATTTTTAGTTATGAGAAAAATATTAGTTATAGCTATAGCTAGATCGGGACATCATGCTTTCATGCATTGGGTCTGCTCTCAATTAGATGGTGCAACAGTTTTTCATAACAACTGCAATCATTTACTTGAAGATAGGGGTAAAACTTTTTATGGTAAAGGTGTCACAAAGAACCTAGTGTATAGTTTTGAAAATTTTGACCTCAATGGATTTAAAGATTATTTCCAAGAAAACCCTTTCGATGAAGTAATTATTTTCAACAGAGACCCTTATAATTTATTTGCTAGTAGTTTGAAGATTGGGGGAAATTTATCTATAATAGACAAACCCTTTTATTCAAGTCAAGATAAGATAAAATATAAAGACTATCACTGCGCATCTCTATCAAGGTTAGATTTATTTTTTCAATACATGGAGCAAAGCTTAAAAGAAAAAGATTATCTTGGAGTTCCCTTTATTGATGTTAGCTACAACGAATGGTTTTCTAGCATGGAATACAGAAAATTAATTTGTCAAAAGCTTAATTTAAATTTTTCAGACAAAGGCAAAGAAGATGTATCTAAATTTGGAAACGGAAGCAGTTTTGACCTTAATAGCAAAAACGGTGACGCTAGCTCTATGAATGTTTTATCTAGATGGAAGTCATTCTTAGGTCATCCTAAATTCAACAAAATTATAAGCAATAAAAAAATTCCTTATTATTCTAAAAAATATTTTAACCTCCAAATCAAATGAACGCTATATCACTAATATCAATCGGCAGAGATGATTACTTAAAATATTGTTTACCTTCAGTAGAAAAATACTGTGAAAAATTTAATGTCAATCTTGAATTAATCCAAACAAAAAAATGGAACTTTCAGAAAAAAGGTAACTATAATTTTATAAATTTCGAAAAGAATCAAACTTATGATTTGTTTGATAAATACGATAAAGTATTGAGGGTTGACTCTGATGTAATATTTACTCCTTCTTGCCCAGATTTATTTAAATTAGATTCAGATTTTATTTATGGCGTCAGGGAAGATGTTGACTCCAGAAAACCAGCGAGATTACAACAGATTAAAATTTCCCAAAAAAGTCTAGGCTCAATAGATGGCTGGAATGAAGTTTATTTAAACAGTGGAATTATATTATGCTCTTCCAAACATAAAGAAATGTATAATATATCAAAACATTTAAATCAAATTAAAAATGTAGAACTTGGTCCATATAAAGAGCAGACTTTTCTTAATTGGAAGATCAACAGCCTTGGCCATAAAGTTAAATGCTTAGACTATAGGTATAATCACATGTCCATGTTTGAGCAAGATATCAAAGATTCTTTCATAATACATTATGCGGGAGAGCAGGGCCCTAAAGCTGGAAACATGAGTAGAGATTATAAGTTTTTTTATGGCTAAAGATAGAAAACTTTTTGCGGGACCTTTCTTAGGCGAGTTTGGTTGGGAATTATTTTGCTGGCAAGGTTATATTAGATATCTATCCAAAGAGTATGATCACACTACAGTTGTATGTAGGTCTGGTCATCATGCTTTATATAGAGACTTTGCAGACAATATCCTAGAGTACGACCCTCCAGAATATAGTCCTAACTGCCAATACAATAAGGGCGACAACGGAAACTTACCATTACCACCTAACTCTTCCTATGACCATATTCCAACGAATAGCACTCATGCACCAAGCTATCAAGCTAGCAATGGAACTTTTGATCGCAGGTATCCACAAATTTTTTACCAATATCAAAACATAAATCAAAACCTTACCTCTTTTGATGTTATCATTCATGCTAGATCTAGAATTAATTCTGGTGGCATTCAAACCGAAAATAGAAATCTTAGTGAAGAAAATTGGAATACAATAATTTCCCACTTAAAAGACTCAGGGTTCAGTGTCGCTAGTATTGGTCATCCTTCCGCATCTTTACATATCGAAAACACAGAAGATTTAAGAGGCATAAATTTGGATGATTTAGTTTCTTATTTTTGTACATGTAAATTTGTCATGGGCCCATCTTCAGGACCAATGCATTTAGCCGCACTATGTTCATCAGATTTAATTGTTTGGAGCGGAGACCCTCGCAACAAATATAGATATGAAAAAGCGTGGAATCCTTTTAAAAATAAAGTATCATATATTAACGGTTGGTCTAATGTAAATTTAAATAAAATTAAAGACTCAATTAATGAATATAAATAAAGCTCCTAAAATTTTGGTTATCATGCCAATATATAATCGAGAAGAGTTCTTGGTTAATGCTATCGAAAGTGTTTTAAATCAAACCTATAATAATATACATTTAGTTATGGTTGACGATGCGTCAACTGATAATTCTGTTGATATTGCTAAAAAATATACACACCTAAATAATGTAACACTATTGCAAAATAAAAAGAATCAAGGTTGTTACTATACCAGAAATCATGCTTTATATAAATTTAAAGATGATGATTGGGAATACTTTACCATACATGATTCAGACGATACTTCTTTACCTGAACGTATTGAAGTTATGATGAAATCTTTTAGGAATATAAATTTATTAGGCTTGAAGAGTAGATTTATTAGGGTCAATAGAAATTACGAACAAGAATATCTAGAAGGAACCAAAATACCAAACATATACGACTGTGAAGGCCAAGCTATTTTTTCTCGTCAAGTTTTTGAAATTTTAGGTTTTTTTGATAAAACAAATTTCTCTGGAGATACCGACTATTGGTGGAGACTCCAAGCTTTTTGTGAAAAAAACCCACCTTATATTTGTGCTGCTCACCCAAAGGCTATGTACTATGCAATTAATCACGAAAATAATTTAACTAAAATTTATGATTTTAATACTGTTAGGCCAGCATACTTTCAGAAATCTCGCATGGAGATAGAAACAAGAATGAAACCGGAAAACAAATTTAGAAGAGAATTTAGTTTATAACTTGAACTTATTATTCAAATGTGGAACTTTATCAAAGTCTACCTTGCCCGCAAGGTGAATAAAATAGTTATCATCAACAAAGTCCTCAAATTCTATATTTAAATTGCTTAGTTTATATATGCCCCAAACTGCATTAAACTTATTATCTAGATACTCAACCTTGTCGTTGTTCTGCAATTCGTATCCTATAGCCGATTGCTCAAAGTGAAAATGCCTTGGGTGCCCAATTGACCTAACTGAATGCTTGAAGTGAATTGACTTCATAAACTTTCCGCTCATTTGAGGGTTAGCAATAATAACACCAGTATTTATCATTTTATCTGTCTCTAAAGAAAATCCTGCTAATGCATAGTAATCTTTAGCTGAAGTTTCCCATCCCATCTTTCTCTGGACCTCTATTCTCTCTATGGGGTCTGGTTGAGAATATTCATCAACAACCATAATCTTAGCATCATTGTTTATACTTAAATGTATAGGGGGAGAGTTAGGGTTAATAAAAATGTCTGCATCAACGAATATGACATTATCATATTCCATTGCCCACTCCTGACTAAAGACTAACGCTTTATCAAATGATATACTGTCTGGATGATTGATTATACCTTTGGGTCTCTTATCTACTAACTTAAAATCATATCCGTGCTTTTTTGCGTAATAGAGTTGACTTTTATAGAAAAGTTCTGTATACTCTTTAACATATTTATCACCCAAAGCTAAACTTACTAATAAATTTTTCACAATAGATTATATCCCAATAAAACATTAAATCTAATTGTTAATAAGTAAAGCTTGCAAATACACATTTTTTATTGTAAAATCAAAAAAATTGATTATATTCAACAAATTTTTAATACCCCAAAATAGATAGTGTAAATCAGACCCATGGATATAAAAGTTAAGAAAAGAAACGGAAGATTAGAAGACTTTAATGTAGAGAAAATTAATGCCAGTGCCACAAGAGCTTGTGAGGGTATTGAAGATGTTTCTCCCAGTGAAATCGTGCTGGATGCACAACTTCAACTATTTGATAAAATTACCACAAGAGAGATAGATCAAGCTCTCATTTTATCAGCTAGAGAAAAAATAGAGAAAGAGCCAAATTATTCTTATGCCGCTGGACAACTCTTACTTAATACTTTATACAAAGAGGTATTTAAAGAAGGCGTTGACTCAGATGCATTCAAATTGCAATACAGAAAAAACTTTATTCAAAATATCAAAAAGTTAGTTAAACTAAATAGATTAGATGAAAGATTGTTAGATTTTGATTTAGCTAAGCTATCAGAAGCTATTAAAATTAGCAGAGATAAAAACCTCAAATATCTTGGTGCTCAAATTTTATACGATAGATATTTCATTAGACAAGATGATAAAATCATGGAAGCTCCTCAATCGTTTTACATGAGGGTAGCCATGGGCTTAGCTTTAAATGAAGAAAACAAAAACGAAAAAGCAATTGAATTTTACAATTTAATTAGCCAACAACTTTACACACCATCTACTCCTACCCTTTTCAATAGCGGCACTACTCATTCTCAACTCAGCTCATGCTACCTTAATACTTTTGATGATAGTATTGATGGTATTTTTGACGGTGCTTGGCAAGAAGCTAGAAAATCTAAGTATGCTGGTGGATTAGGATTTGATGTCACTCCATTCAGGTCTACAGGTTCTCACATCGAAGGAACTAATGGCATCTCCGGTGGATTGATTCCTTGGCTTAAAATATATAATGACTTATTGATCGCAGTCAATCAAGGTGGTAAGCGTCCCGGAGCTGGCTGTGCATATCTTGAGCCTTGGCATTTAGATTTTGAAGACTTCTTAAACTTGCGCAGAAATACTGGTGATGACAGATTACGTTGTCACGACATGAATACTGCATCTTGGATCCCAGATGAATTCATGCGTAGAGTAAAAAATGAAGATACTTGGTATTTCTTTGATCCTAATGATGCCGATCTTCATGATTGCTTTGGTGAAGAATTTGATAAAAAGTACAATGAATTGTGCCATAAAGCAGAAGAAGGCTTAGTTAAAAATTATAGAACTATTCCAGCAAAAGAGTTGTGGAAAAAAATGCTTAAAGTATTATTTGAAACTTCTCATCCTTGGTGTACATTCAAAGATCCTTGCAACATTCGATACACCAATCAACATGAAGGAGTTGTTCATAGTAGTAATCTTTGTACTGAAATTACATTACATACAAAAGCGTCTGAATACTCTTCAGGAAAAAAAACTAAAACTGGAGAGACTGCTGTTTGTAATTTAGGTTCTGTCAATTTATTAAATCATTTAAATAAAGACAATACTATTGACTATGACAAGTTAAAGTCGACAATACATCTCGCTATTAGAATGCTAGATAATGTTATAGATATCAATTTTTATCCAACAGAAGAAGCTAGCAACTCCAATTTAAGGAATCGCCCAATTGGCTTAGGCATGATGGCGCTACACGACATATGCCACAGAATGAACATCAATATTGATAGTGATGAAGCTGTAAAATTAAATGATGATTTATTTGAATTTTATTCTTATCATGCAATTTTAGCTAGCAGTCAACTTGCTAAAGAAAAAGGTAAATATGAAACGTATAAGGGTTCCTTGTGGAGCCAAAACATTTTACCAATTGATTCTTATAATGTTTTATCTGAATATAAAAAATCTACTTTCTTAGGGCACGGAGAAAGCCCAAAGAATGATTGGAAATCCTTAAGGTCTCATGTCTCAGAACATGGAATGCGTAATAGTAATGTAATGGCGATTGCTCCAACTGCAACCATTGGCTACATTAATGGAGTAGAGCAAAGCATTGAGCCAAACTTCTCTGTTTTATTTGTATACGAAAATAAAAGTGGTAACTTCTATATTACAAATCCACATTTCGTTAAAGACATGAAAGATAGAGGATTATGGACTAGTGAATTTGCTTCTCTAGTTAAAAGTTGTGACGGAGATTTATCTTTATTAAATGGAGACATTCCAGAAGATTTAAAAGATAAGTATAAAACTGCTTTCGATAGAGATATGCTTAAACTTATTGAATGTAATGCCGTTAGACAAAAATGGATCGATCAAGCTGTAAGTTTTAATCTTTACAACAAAACAACTTCTTTAAAATATTTAAATGATATTTATATAGCTAGCTGGGAAGCTGGTTTAAAAACTACGTATTATTTAAGAAACAGAGCTGCATCTAAGGTAGAAAAATCTACAAGTAGTGAAACTCAAAAAAGTCCAGAAGCCACTGCTTGCAGTATTGAAGCTATGAAAAACGGAGGCACTTGCGAATCTTGTCAATAAAGTGTAAACCTTTATATGACAGAAGCCGCCGGGATAGGTTTAATTTATAAAGATTTAGTTTTACTAGCTAAAAGAGTATATACTTGGGAAGGTAAACCAATTAAATATGCAGGGTACTGGTCAATCTTTTGCGGTACAAAAGAAGAGGGAGAAAGTTTTTTCTCTGCTGCTATGAGAGAATTGTATGAAGAAACTAAAATAAAAATTAAACTAGAAGACTTAAATTATGTTCAACCTATTATAGAAGAAGACTTAAGATTAGAGCTTTATTTCTCTAGGTTAAACGAGCAATTAATGCCAGACTTAAATCCAGAAGAGCATACTGAATTTGGATGGTTTAAAATAGATGAGCTTGACCATTTTCCGTATGACATTTGTCCACATATTGTAGATAGAATAAAAAAATTCTTGAAAACTGAATATTAGTGTAACATTATATGAGTTATATCTATGAAAATATCGAGAAATCTTCCCTCAAATTATACACTTACTAACTTAATTAACCACTTAGAATCTTCTGACTCTAAAGCTGTTGATCAAGAGCTAAGAGATCAATTTGATGTAATGCTTGGATCTACTACTACAGTCAGTTCTGGCACATATCAAATAGAAGGAATTTCTACTGACAGAGTTTTATTTAAATTTGGTGGAAATTATTGCTGGTTAGCTAAGTCTGGAAGAGGAACTTCTTTTGAATTTTCTGACTCAGGTGGAACAACTATTAGTTCTGGTAGTGAAACTGGATACGATACAAGTAGCTTTGATGATTTCACTTTTTACGGAACTGGCGATAATTCAGCCAATACTACCCATATCACTTTATCTTCATCTCAGACTGCTAATACATGGCTAACAACCTCCAATGTTGGCAAATTTTCAAAAGGTTATTCTGAAATTTCTACAGTAACCAAAGAAGAAAGCAGCAGGGGTGGTAGTGATGGTCCTGAATATAAATTAAACTTAGATGGTGGGACTCATTTTTATATTGATTATGATTTCCCTGAAAGTTATACAGATTATAATAAAATTTATATTACTTTAGAAAATAATTTAAATTTAATTGATGAAACTGCCGATAACTTTTTATCTGTCTTTCTATACATAACCTCAAGTACTGCAACTACCTCTCAATCAACCCAACCAATCAATCTCCCTGACATAAAGTTAGAAACCTCTTATAGTGAAAATTCTTCAGTTAGCGAAACTATAGATGTAGCTTCTTTTGAAAACTTCTCACTTAGTAATCCTAAATATAGTTTATTATTAGGTAGCTCTACATATTTAATACCCTTAAAAATCAATATAGTAAGACTTCCTTTTGGTAGTACTTCTTCGTTTAAAGTATATACAACCCTTGCAAGCTAATGTCTGGAAGTATTTCAGATTCCTTAGAAAACAATGATCTAAGTTCACTTACAGATCATTTAGGTAAAAAAGGTTCACAAATGGTTGATCAAGAATACAGAGATATTCTTGAAAATTTATTTCAAAAAAGCAAAAGCGTTCCAGCTGGAACCTATACATTACATGGATTAACTATTGCGGGTGGCGAATATAGTGACGAAGCCAGAATAGTATTCAAATACCCCAATAACAACAGAAAGGGTGTATACCACGATCATCTTTTATCCAAACGCGGTACAGATTTTGTATTTCTAAATGACGACAATGAGGTCGTTAATCCCGGAAGTGAAATTAACGAATCTACTGGCTCTACATATGGGGCTGGAGAATTTGCTCAAGTTTATTTTAATGGACCACAATACAATCCTACATCTAATGTTAAAAAAATCAGGTTTTTTAAAAAAACTGAAGTTTCAACTTGGATGAGTACTTCTGAAATTGAATCTTCTTTTGATGATCCATCTGATTCCATCCCAGTAACTCAATCAGCGACTACTAAAACTTCTGATAATGTATATTCTGGTTCTGATACTAGATACTGGTATGATTTAGATTTAACTCAAGGCAATGTTTTTACAATTAATTACAATCCTTCTAGCAGTGATTGTTTACTGAATTTATCTCTCAAAAATGCCAATACCTTTTATGAATTTGTAGAGCCGAATGTTACTGGAGATGGCAATATGTCTTGGGGCTTCTTGGATGCTACTTCGGGAAATAGGTCTCTCAGCAGTGGGCCTTATTTTTCGCATAACATAAAGTTATTTATCAAAAAAACAGGAAGCACTACATGCTCTTCTTCTGCTACTATTAGTAGATTAAATTTAGATTTCGGCTCTTCCGTGGTTGAAATAAAATTAGAGAGACCATTACTTTTAAAATTTGACTCTAGCTCTAGCTTGAGCGACATTTATCCCGTTAATATAAAATTAGTTAGATCTCCTGTTGGTTGGTTTTGTTCTTTATTGCATGATTTCAACGGAAGTGTTAGTCCAGTTAAAGATGAGATGGTTATTAAAACTAAAAATGGAAACAAAATGAGTTTTCAATTGAGTTTTAAAAGTGAAGTTAAAATTGATTGGGGGGATGGAACCTCAAGCACTTTTACTAACGACACTGAAAATAATCAAAAAACAGAAGTTGTAACAAAGACTTATGCTAGTTCAGCAGTAAGAACTATAACTATCGCTGGAGACGTTAAAACACTTTTTTTCTACTTACTTCCAAACGGCTCCTACTTATCCGATAATTCAGGAAGTTTATTTTTAGATGAATTAAAAATTTCAGGACTCCCTGAGCTAAGTTTAAGTTACATTGTTGCAGCAACTTCAATTTCAAAGTTAGATTTAAGTGAATTTACCGGAAGGCCTAATACATTAAGTAATATGTGTAAAGAGTGCGCTTCTTTAACTGAAGTGACAGGTTTAGAAAGATTAAATGTTTCAAAAGTCAGTGATATAGATTTTATTTTTCGTGGTTGTTATAAATTAGCAAATCTTTCTGGCATAGAAAACTGGAATTTAATGAACTTAGCATTTGCTGATTATGCCTTTTATTATTTCGGAACACAATTAAGTTCTAGCGACCCTGCATATTCCTTAGATTTATCAAACTGGAGCGTTCCAAACGTCACTAGCGCCCCAAATGGTTTTGCTACTAATGGAATTTTAGAGGGAGAAACTAGCAGATTACCTAGTTGGGGTTCTTAGTTTTAGTGTATATATAAATGTTATGGATATTGAATTAGATTTTTCAGAAGAAATTAGAGCTAAAGTCATGGCTGAAGTAGGATTCGAGGAAGAGATCTCCGAAGAGTCTTGGGCAGCCGAAAAACAAAAAGGTAAATCCTTAAATAAACCCTTTAGAACTCCGGGTGGACCTAAAAAGTTTTCTGTTTACGTTAAAAACGAAAAAGGAAATGTTGTTAAGGTAAACTTTGGAGATCCAAATATGGAAATCAAAAGAGATGATCCATCCCGTAGAAAATCTTTTAGAGCTCGACACAATTGCGATAACCCCGGACCTAAGACCAAAGCAAAGTATTGGTCTTGTAAAATGTGGAGCAAAAAAAGTGTCACCAAAGTAACTAAAGGCGAAGAAGGTGCCGAAGAAGAAATGACTGAATTTCTTGATGAATCTGAATCTGCCTTAACAGAACAACAAAAAAAACTTCCACCCGCCATCCAACAAGCTATATTAAAAAAGAAAGGCGGAAAAGATTCCAAAGACTCTAAAGACTCTAAAGATAAAAAAGAATCTAAAGAAGACAAAGAAAAAGGTAAAGAAGAATCTGATGCTAAAAAAGGTCTCTGGGAAAATATTAGAGACAAAAAGAAACGCGAAGGTAAGAATTATCGCCCAGCTAAACCCGGTGATAAAGACTACCCAGATCCTAAAGCTTTAAAAAAAGCTCAAGAATCTAGTAAAAAAAAGAAAAAACAGTAGTATAATTAATTATACTGTGTATAATACTACATGGTAAAAAAAGTAATTATTACCGGAGTTACCGGTCAAGACGGTAGCCACATGGTCGATTTCTTATTGAGAGAAACTGACTATGCAATTTTTGGCGGAGTAAGACGCCTTAGTGTTAAAAATCACACTAATATAAAACATAATTTATCTAATGATCGTTTTGAGTTAGTGCCTATTGATTTATCAGATCCTTATTCAATTAGAAATGCTATTGAAGAAATAAAACCTGATTATTTTATAAATTTTGCAGCACAATCTTTCGTGACTGCTAGTTGGAAATATCCTATACAAACATGGAACTGTGACTCTACTGCAATTATTCATATTCTAGAATCTATACGTTTAATTGTGCCTCACTGTAAATTTTATAATGCTGGATCATCTGAAGAGTTTGGGGACATTGTATATAGCCCTCAAAACGAAAGCCACCCATTAAACCCTCAATCACCATACGGTGCAGCTAAAGCTGGTGCTAGGCAAATAGTTAGAGTCTACAGAGAGTCCTTTAATTTATATGCCGTTCAAGGTTGGTTGTTTAACCACGAAGGAACTCGTAGAGGTAAAGAATTTGTTACTCGTAAAATTTCTTCAAGTGTCGCTAAAATAAAAATTGCACTAGAAAAAGGCGAAAAACCAGAGACTTTAATGCTAGGAAACTTAAATGCAGAAAGAGACTGGACTGATGCAGAAGATTTTATGTCAGGTGTTTGGCTTATGCTACACCAAGATTCTCCTAAAAATTATGTCCTAGCTAGTGGAAAAACTTATACTATTAGATTTTTTCTAGAAGAGTGCTTTAAAGTTGCTGGAATTAATTTCACAAGAAGAGGTAAAGGAATCTCTGAAGCCTACTACGACAATAAAGGCAATATATTAGTAGCGATTAACCCTGAATTCTTTAGACCAGCCGAAGTAAAGCATTTACTAGGAGATCCAACTAAAGCGGAAGAAGAGTTGGGTTGGACTAGAAAGTGTGATATTTATGGGTTAGTTGCAAAAATGTATCACAACGACTACGCTCTAGAAAGTGAAAAAAAAGCTTAATGTTGTTATAGCTGGTAGCAATGGCATGGTAGGCTCCGCAGTCTACCGTACTTTATTATCTAGCGACAAATACTTTCCAGTTGAATTAAACAGACATATAGCAGACATCACTCAACCTTTTGATGTTAAAAATTTTTTAAGACTTACATCACCTGATATTATTATTAATTGCGCAGCTAAGGTTGGAGGCATTAATGCTAACAATACATATCCAGCAGATTTCATTAGAGATAATTTAAAAATTAATATTAATTTAATTGATGCTGCTTATGAGTATGGAGTCGAAAGATTTATTAATCTTGGCAGTTCTTGTATTTACCCAAGAGATGCATCACAACCCTTAAAAGAAAATAGTCTATTAAGTGGACCTTTAGAAAAAACAAATGATGCTTATGCTTTAGCTAAAATAGCTGGACTGGAAATGTGTAGGCACTATCGCAATCAGTATGGAGTTTACTATCATTCTCTCATGCCAACTAATTTGTATGGAGACAATGACAATTATCATTTAAAAGATTCTCATGTTTTACCAGCTCTTATCAGGAAAATACATGAAGCCAAGGTTTCCGGCATGAGCGCTGTACAAATGTGGGGAACAGGCGAAGCCAAGAGGGAGTTCCTTCATGCTAATGATGTTGCTGATGCAATTATTTTCTTGCTTGACCAAAAAGATTTGCCTGACATTATTAATATTGGCACAGGCTCTGATTTAAAAATTTCAGAGTTGGCTAACTTGATTAAAAATATTATAGGTTTTCAAGGAGATTTTATCTATAATACAGATATGCCTGACGGTACACCAGTAAAAAGGCTAGACATGTCTATAATGAATAGTTTAGGCTGGAAACCGAAAATAGATTTAAAAACAGGTTTAAAGTTAGCTTATAAAGACTATCTTAAAAGGTTAGAAAACAAGACCCTTAGGGGGCTCTAATTGGCACAGTTGTTGCAATTAATATATTGAAGCATCATTAAAAATGCTTTATGAGTGACAATGTGACTCATTTAACCCTTAATCAATATATATATTATGACAACATTACTCTTCAATAAATACCAAAGAGCGCCATTCCATTCTTTTTTAGATGATGTTCTTGAGAGCTCTAACTCTAAAGCTAACATTGTAGATCATCCTGATAAGATAGAGATCATTGCAGAAATTCCCGGATTTTCTAAAGATGAAGTTTCTATAGATCTAAAAGAAAATGTTCTTTCAATCAAGACGAAAGAATCTAAAACTACGAAAACAGAAGACTCAAAGTATATTCTACAAGAGTTAAGTGATCCAAAATTTAATAGATCTTTTAAACTTAGTGACAATTTTGATTTAAATAAAATTAAAGCTTCTTTTACTAACGGGTTACTGCATGTTGATGTATCAAAAAAGAAGCCAGAAAAACCAAAAAAAATAAAAATAGTATAACCATAAACAGCCCTCTTAGGAGGGCTTTTTTGTGTATTAATAGTTGTGAATCGCAAGAAAACTTTAGACGATTATCGTAAGAACGCTCCTGAGATCCCAACAAATACATGTCCATACATTGATTTTGTTCAAGAGATTCTAAAAGAAGTTATAGATGAAAATGAGTCTACGCTCATAGAACAAAAATTGAATTTAGCGGATTCTATGTTAGAATATATCAGGCAAAGCAATGAATCCTTAAGGCAAAGTTCTCATTATTGGTATACTAAATTTAAGACTAAGGTAAAATAATTTATGAATAATTCTTTGGGCATAGTGTGTTGTTACTTTAACCCAATTAATTATCAATCAAAATACAATAATTTTATAAAATTTTACGACTCTTTAAACTCATATCATAAAGATATATTAGTTATAGAGCTAAAGCACCCATCAACATCATTATCATTACCTAGTCATATCAACTCCCATATAGTTTACTCTGACCAAATTTTATGGCACAAAGAAAATCTTTTAAATATTGGCATCAAAAAATTAATAGATAAAGGCTACGAAAACATAGCATGGTTAGATGGAGATATAATCTTTGATGATTCGTATTGGGTAGAAGATTGCATTGAGAGTTTAAGGCATTATAATTTGTGTCAACTTTTTTCAAGAGTATATCAATCAAACAAAAACCAACCAAACTTCAACCAAGGTTGTGTTCGCTACTGGAGGTCTACAGGAAACATCATACCAATTAGCGGAACATATCATACTGGTTTTGCTTGGGCGGCTAAATCCTCCATACTTAAAGAATGCTTACTATATGACAAGGGTCTATTAGGTGGAGCTGACAGCTTAATGTGGCTAGCTTCTTTTTATAATAGTGAATTAAGCTGGTTTGAAATCTTTAAACACCATCCACTATCTCGTGTTTTAGAAACAGATTTCTTAGATAATTTTTATGAATGGGCAATGCGCTGGTCTCAAGTAGTAAAATCTAATGTCGGTCATGTTTTTTGCCCAATAGTTAGCTTATCTCACGGCGCTACTCAAAATAGAAAATATATATCTAGATATAAGGGATTAATTGAATCAGGATATAATCCAAATAAAGATATTTATTATAAAAATGGAGTTATTCACACAACCAACCAAACTCTTCATTTAAAATCAATAGAATATTTTCAATCTAGAAAAGAAGACAAAAAAACAATAACAGAAAAAATATCAAACAAGATAGAAGAATTTAATAATAAAAATTTACTAGATAAATTAGATTCAGATTTCTTAAATAAATATTAATATAGGCAACTTGTTTCCTTAGAAGGTTTACCCCAAACCCATAATTTATTGATTTTAGTTCTACCTCTCTTAATTATCACAGCATGTAAAACATTGAAGAATGTTTTCTGGGCATAGTATATTAATGCATATATACCTATGCACTCCCTCAAAACACTTTGAGAAATCATTGCTACTCTAGCCGACATTATAATCTATTACACTTTTATAGAAAGAATACCACTAGATTATAATATAATTTGTGAAATTATACAGTTATTATACACCTTCCCATGAGGTTTTCTTTAAAAATTTTCTTTTACCTACGGCAAAAAGAGAGTACGAATTAGTTTCACATGAAGAAAAGTATCAATTTTGCCCCTCTGCTAATTTTGAATCTAATGGCTGGAGAGAGACTCAGTATAATAAAGTTTTGTTTTGGATTGAGGCAATTCAAGATAACATGGGTGAATTAATTTTATGCACAGATGCTGACATACAGTTCCTAGGTCCCACTAAATCTTTACTAAAGGCAACAATGGGAAGAAACGACCTGCTGTTTCAAAAAAATAATGTTTCAGGACATATATGTTCAGGTTTTTTTGTATGTAGATGTTCTTATAAAACCTTGAATATTTTTGAAATTATCGCAAAACGACTTAAGTCTATAATGCATATTGATGGAGGTGGAGAGCAGTATGTAATGCAAGATTTATTTAAAGAAGGTTGGCATGGCCTCAAGATTGGCATGCTTGATAGATCTAAATTTTGGTGCCCCGGCAAGACCTATGAGGACACTTCTTCCCTAAATATACCTTCTGAAATTTTGATGCATCATGCAAACTGGACGGTCGGCATTGATAATAAAATCAAACAACTAGAACATGTTAAAAGCTTTATTCTACAAAATTCATCTCCATACCAACCCCTTCACCTTAAAAGCAATGAGCTTGACAAGAACAACCTCAAAATAGCAATGTGCCTTTCTTCTTTATTAAGAGATTTTGATGTGTTTTCAATTTCTCTGGTATGTAGAGTTTTAAAATCTTTACCAGTTAAACCTGATCTAATCTGCCATTTTCCGAAATGCTCAAATAGCAAATTTAATAAGAATATTATTGATTCATTATCTCCTTATGTTAATGATTTTTTTATTGAGTTCGAAGATGATCCTGCATTACCTGATTCACACTTATCTATGTCGAATAACATGGCTTTTCAGCGTAGTGGAATAAAAGGCAATTTACTTCAATGGCATTCTCTTAAAAAATGTTCTATAATTCTAAAAAATGCGCACGAAAAAAAAGATTACAATTGGGTTATTTGGTCTAGACCAGATTTATATTTCTTTAATAATTTAGATAATATCCCAAACTTAGATAATAGATACTATTACACCTCTGCCCACGACAACCATTTACAGGGAATAAACGATAGGTTTTGCTTGGGAAATTTTCAAGACGTTTACAATAGAATGAATATATATGATTATTTTGTGAAGGAGTGGTATCCAAAATATCACAATAATAAAAGATACCTTACCTTTAACAAGTCTACAGATTCTCACTGCTGGAATCCAGAGCTTGTGCTTAAACATTTTTTAACGAAAAAATTAAAATTAAAAACCAAAAAGTTAGACCTATGCTTTGGTAAAATCAGGAACAAGTTTTATGTAACAGCTCCCTTTTGGCATTCTTTATATTCTACACGTTTAAGTTCGTCCGAATGTAAGGATGACATTGTTAATCATTATGTGTTAGATATTATTGATAAATTACCTCAGTTCAAGCAGTATGAAGAATCTCCTTGGCCTTTAGTTAAAATTCTAGATGATACAATAATGTTCAACCACCCTGATCGAATTAAAGAAAACTTTCACAACATTCCAATAGATTCAGAAACTACATTCTATACAAAAAAAGGTTTCATCAATAGCTTATTAACAAAGCTTCAATTAAAGTCAATGAGCATAAAATGAATTTAGATACTTTTATAGAAAATAAATTCCCTAAGTTTCGTCAGTATTTTAATACTGATCATAATTTTTCCATTGATTATTTTTTTAATCAAGAACCTAATAGCTCTTTTACTAAAATACCCAAAACTATAGACATTAGTATTCATAGTTCCATTGAAGATTATATTAGTAAAATTAAAACTTATTCTCCTCCTAATTATTATGTAGCAAATACCAAAGATATTGAGGTTATAGCTATGAATGATGTAGGCTCTGTTAATGTTGTTGGCAACAATAATATAGTTTTTTCTGATGTATCAACCAGATATGAATTTGATAATTTTTCATACAAAAGAGATTATTACTTTACAGGCAATAATGTTTTATTGTCTTTGGATTCTGGGTCTAACTACTTTCATTGGGTGTGTCAAATTTTACCAAGAATTAAGCTTCTAGAAGAAAGTGGATTAAAATGGTCTAAGGTTAATAAAATATTAATACCTGAAATTAGAGGCCGCTTTGTAAAAGAAAGCTTAAGGACATTAAATGTTCCTATGGATAAATTGGTTGAACAAAAATCTGGATGCAAATATAAGTTTGAAAATTTATATATTCCCTCAAAGCCAAACAATCATATACACTTATCTAAATGGTCCATAGATTTTCTAAGGGAAACCTTTATACAAAAATCAAATCAATCTAAATTACCTAAAAAGATTTTTATCTCCAGAAAAGAAAAATCAGGAAGGCACATTAATAATGAAAAACCTGTTGAAAAGGTTTTAAAAAATTTTGGCTTCCAAAAGTTCATCTTAGATGACATGTCTATTTTTGATCAAGCTATCTTATTTAATAATGCCTCTCATATCATTACTTCACATGGTGCAAGTTTAGCTAATTTAGTTTTCTGCAATCAAAACACTAAAGTTTTTGAACTATTTAATCCAAATTATTTCCATGCATTATATTGGTCTATTTGCAATAATCTAGATTTAGATTATTATTATATGATATGTGAATCACCAGATTCTCAAAATCATAAAAATGCCTCTTTAAAAATCAACTTAAATGATTTAAAAAACATACTTAATCATGCTAATCAATAAAAAAAATTTCTTCAATAAAAGTGAAGCTTTAGGGCTTAATGATGATTTCGGTAATTTCAATATATCTCCAACGAAATCTAATCCATCTGGTAAAATTAATCTATCCAAGCAGCCAGCACTTTCAACTCATAGAGGTGGATGGAAATCTGTCGTAAACAAGATGATAGACACAGTTCATAACGAGTCTGGTCTCCCATTTTACTCTTTCTTAGAACACCCCTTTCAGTGGTTTCGTCACGAGCACGAAACTAACAAAATTATTCCATTTAAAAAACCTTGGTCAGGCATTTTACACAACCCACATAATATACCAGACTGGTATTCACTACCTAACCATTTGCATGAAGACGATTTATTTTTACAGAGCCTTAATGCATGCAAAGGTCTTTTTACAATGTCAGAATATCATGCTAAATTTTTAAGGTCAAAACTTCCTAACACAATTAAAATTGAAACCATCCTACACCCTTATGACGATGAAGAAGTTAAGCAGTTCGCTTTTTATAAATACAGAAAAAACAAGCAAATAGTTAATATTGGTTATTGGCTAAGAAGACAAACTTCATTTTTCAATTTAATAGCACCCAAACATACTAAAATTAAATTGTGGCCATATAAAAAAAATAGCTTTTCTTACTCTTTTGTTTTAAGAAAGCTGTACTTAGAATCAGAAAGACTATCTAGCCCTTTTAGATTTAATAGTTTAAAGCATTTGCATCAGATTAACGATAAAAAGTATGATGATCTCTTGTCTACTTCTATAGTTTTTTTGGACCTTTTTGATACTAGCGCGAACAATGCCATACTTGAATGTATTCAGAGGGCCACTCCAATATTGTGTTCAAAGTGCGACGCTGCCGTAGAATACCTAGGGGAAGATTATCCTTTATTTTTTAATGGGCTTTCTCAAGTTCCAGATCTTCTTAATGAAGAGATTTTATATAATGCTCATTTATACCTTATAGATATACAAAAAAAAGAAACTTTAACTTTAGATACATACATCAAAAACCTAAAAAGTAGCTTACTGTATAATATATTTTAGCATGAAAGATTTTACTATTGTCATTCCGGTATCTAGTAAACCTAAGGATATTTTTTTATTCAAAAATATTCTTTACCCAACCTTACAAAAACTTGAATGCGAAATAGTTATAGTGTCAAATGAACCCTTTGGTACAGTTAAAGATTCAAACTTCCAAAGGGAAGGTTGTATGGACAGTTGGAGATTCCAGCAGTGCATTAAATTAGATGTTTCTAAAATGATTAAAACAGAATGGTATTTATGCCTAGATTCAGATTGTTTCCTTACTGGTTTTAGTAGTTTTTTTTACAATAATAAGCCTAAACTTAATATCGAAAAAACACCTCAAATGTCAATAGGTAGTCATGCAGAATGGTGGATACAAGCCTCTATTTTTTTAAAACTTCCTGTACCCTCAACTTGGTGCGGAGTAACCCCAATGTTTTTACATACTAAAACAGTTAAATCCATGCTTAAAAAATATAGCTACAATAAACTAAAGCATTTCATTAATATTGGTGCAACTGAATACAGTTTATACTGGACTTATTTTTGTAGTATCCATAACGACTATCGAGATTATTATTGCAGCAAACCATTATCTTTTGGTGTCTATGATAAATCTTTTGGTGAAATTGATTCTTCTTTGGCTGATTTAACTAAAGCTTTTGCACCTTGCAAAACAGTTCCTATCGGATTAATTCAATCAACTTTAAACTATAATGGGAAAAGCTTAGCCTCCTTACTGCCTAAATTATGGAAAACAGTGAATTAATTACAATAGTCGTTCCAGTCAAGGGCAATGATGATGCATTGCGCTACTCTTTAATACTAGAACCCTGCTTAAAAAGACTTAATGCAGAATTCATTGTTGTTACAGATGAAGATTTAGATAATAAATTTTCAGATTCTAATTTTGATTTATCAAAACTATCATCTGGATGGGTAAAGCAGCAGTATATTAAACTTGCTATATCAAAATATATAAAAACACCATGGTATCTTTGTTTAGATTCAGATTGTTTTTTTACTAAATTTGAAAATGTAGATGATTTATTTTTATCTGAAGACAGGAACACTGCATTCTATAATGAAGAAACAGGATCTCACCCTGAATGGTGGAAATCATCAAGTAAATTTTTATCGCTACCAACCCCCAAAGAACAATGCGGAGTAACCCCAATGATGTTAAAGACTTCTTTAAGTGAAAAGTTACTCTCTAATATAGGTCATAAAAATATTAAAAAGTTTTTAGAAAGAGGCGCTACAGAGTATACTCTTTATTGGACATACAATTCTCCCTATAATTATTATACTAAAAAGAATATTTCCTATGGAGTTTACCCACAGGCTGCTTCTTTTGATTGTTTTGTGCAAAATCCTGATTGTTATGATAATATAAGTAATCAGCCTTGGCTCGACTACCCCATAGGTTTAATTCAATCAACAATGAAACATAATCCATTTTTTTTAAAACAAGCTATTAATAAAATTCATGAAAATATTTGAAAAAATCAAAAATTATTTTAAACCAAAAGATGATTACTGTATGTTTTACATACTATCTTTATTGCGAAATGACAGACATACTTTCATACATAAAAATTTATCCATATATGATCAATTTGAATTATTTCAATCAGTTAATGGTTATAAAGAAGAAGAAACCTTAAAAGAATTAAAGGCATCTGGCTTAAAGTTTAGTAATCTTCATGACGCAAATTCTTTGCGGTATGGAGTTTTAGCTAATTTTTTGACAAAGTATAAAATGCTTGAATTTCAAGTAGAGCACGAAATACCTTATATGTGTATGATTGAGGACGATGTGATTATTAATAATAAATTTGTAGATTTTATTTACCATCAAGCATTACATAGTTTCAAGAAAGATCCTAAGTTAAATATTATTAGATTAGGAACTTGGGGCGAAGGCTATATCACCTCTTTACCTTCTGCAAGAAGGATATTAAAATTAATCAGGCATAAAGGTATTTGCGAAAACATAGATAACCAATTACGAAAATACTGTGGTCCGGAAAAAAACATATCAAAACGTTGCTTTGATGTAATTTACGGATTAGCTAGCAAACCTAATTCCGGCGATTGCTTAAACACTGATTTTATTGATTTATCAAAAATTGATCCATTTAACTTAAAAAATGCAGATGTCAAAAATTATTGCAAATACCATGATAAAAAAATAATGTACTTTTCCCAAAACGGTACAGACAAATACCTGCAAGATCATTTATTTAAGGGGAAGGAAGAATGTTTTTTTGTTGATATAGGTGCAACTAATGGCATCAACTCCAATAATACACTAACCCTCGAAAGATGTTTTGACTGGAAGGGGTTATTAATTGAACCTTCTTTAGAGTTTGAAAATCTTTTTACCCATAGAAGCAACAGGGGATTCAACAGAGTAAGAAGTCAGTTTCTTTCCCATTCAAGTGGTGATTCTATTAAATTCGGCCATTGTAAAAAAAGCTGTTTTGCATCTGAATCGAAACGGGTATATGGAGCAAGTGAAGACTTCCACACTTACAATTTGACTTCTGTAACATTCACAGATCTTTTCTTACAAGACTATAAACCAGATAAAGTCATAGATTTTCTTTCAATTAGTTCTAACGGAACAGAGTTAGACATATTAGAAGGTATAAATTTTAGCCTTTTAAATATCAGATCTATTTTAGTAAAATCAGACTTAGAAGATCAAATCTCACAGCTATTACAAAAGAAAAATTTTATAAAAATAAAAAAAATCAGCAGATACATATTATTCGTTAATTACGATTCCTTCGGTTATTTTGATATAGATAATTATGATTTTCCTAATTGGGAGAATTCGTGGTAGATGAAAACTTCAGAATCCATTAGTTACAATTATAGGCTGGCTGAAGTTATCTTCAACCCATACCCCTTTCCGGACAATTTATCTAATATTATAACTTCTAATTTTAAAGGATCAATAGGTTGGCATTATTTAAACTTAATAAAGTCAGACCCTTTTCTACAAAAATATATATCCTTGATAGGCAATCATTCAATTGAGTATTTACATAAAAACCATTCAGGGATCTTAAAAAAAATTTTCACTTACTTAGAAGAAAGTATTGTGAAGTATGATCCTTATTTTTATTTTAAACCTAGTATAAAAACTCACTCTTTTCACTGCAGGGTTGGGGATGTTATAGATTTTTGTCAATTACATTCTGTAAAAGAACATCTAGATAAACCAATACCTTCAAATCAATGTAGATGTATAAATCCAGACAACGAAAAACCTTTATCCAACATCGACTCAACGGTTTATATTTCTCCACTCTCTCATTATTCTAATTTTCAATCTCAACACATAACTCTTTTAAGCGGTGGATGTTTTCGTGAAGATGCTGATGACACTAGGTCTAAAATTTATATTCAAAAAATTAAAAACTCTTTGATAAAACAAGGCTTATCTGTTTATAGTAGATACAGAAAATCTGCTGATGAAGATCTCATTTATTCATTGAAATCTGATTTTTACACACCATCTAATAGTAGATTCTCTCAATTAATTTATTATTTCAGAAAATTTATAAAAGAAACTAATCGTGAGAGTGTATATAAAAAGAAGATGACTCCCAACATTGCGATATTTTTTCCGTGCACACATAAAGAGTATAAATCTGGGGAATTATTAACCTGCTTAAATAGGCTTTTCGAATCAAACCCTACAGAATCAGAATCTTTTGATTTGTTTTTTATTTTCAATAAAAACACTGAAGACAATTACTCCAAACTTAGAGAGTTAGATCTCCCAAAATTTGTAAAGAACATTTTCATCCACTCTTTAGATTTAACAGCGGAAGATGATATATACATACAGCCTTGGGTCAACTCAAATATTCCAGACAAAATACCCCCATTGGGTTTAAGCTCTGGCCCTAACCAATCTTTTTTTAGGAGTTTTGATTATCTTATTAGTCATGAGAATCAATATTCTCATTTCTTGTTACTCGAAACCGATGTGCATTTCCTACAAGAGGGTTGGTTTGATAAATGTATTAGTTTTTGTAAAGTTAATTTTTTCTCTATTGCAGGCTCAACTTACAAAGGTTTAAGGTCTGATCACAAAAACTCTACATACAAAGACCATCTTAACGGAGTAGCATTATACTCAAATACAAAACAACTCGAAAACATTTTACACAAATCAGAGCAAACCGTAAGAGAGTATGTTGCTGCCGGGAATTATTTCTTAAATTTTGACATTGGTATAGATATTTTTAGACAGCTTGACGATGGTAATTTAATCTCTGATGCCAATAAATTCATTGACACTGATTTCATCATAAATTGCAGTGATACAGATAAAGATATCGAACTTAGTAATCGTGATGTTTTGAGTTTTTTTCCTAATGCTCTTTTATTACATCAAAAAAAATTAAAAGACTCAACTCCAGAATTTAGTTTCATAGAAGATTCTGAAAAATACAATATAAAAACAAAAAAAACTTTTCTTTTTAATTTTTGCTCTCATACTTCAAAAGATAAAAAAATCCCTTTATTTTTCCACACCCCAAAGAATGCTGGGACTTACATTAATGGTAACATGCTCACATTCCTAAGGTTTTATGTTAGGCAATTTAACGAAAAAGTTAATTTCAACAAAGATCTTTTAGGTAAACCTTTTGACTTGAGAATTGTTGACAGTCAAGGTAACTCTCTTTTCAATATATATGGAATAGATGATAAATCAATCTTTAAAAATGATAACAAGTTTGTTTTCTTGCAAGGTATCACTTATTCTATAAACATCAATTACATCAACTTAGATTTATTAAATAGTATAGATGTTTTTTGCATTAACGTAACTGCTAAAGCTTTCCCCTTTTTTGAAAAAATTGGTGATTGGTTTGATAGCCTTTCTGTAAGCTTTTTGCCTTTTATATGTTTAAGAGACCCTTTTGAAAGGGCGCTTTCTTTATTTAAATACTTAGGTTCAGACTCTTCTATTCATGAGCCTACGCACCGTAAAATTATATCTAAAACATTTGAAGATTACATGGCTAGTAATCAATTAGAAGATAGCTGGCTCATAAGGTCTCTATGTAGATCCCCAGTTAACCAAGATATTACCAATAAAGACCTTGAATCAACTCTTAGTTTATTGAGTTACTTTACTGTTTTTAGTATTCAAAATGTTGACATGAGTATTAATAAAATTTTTTATACAGCATATGGCTATAGCCGCTTTGATATTAGTGACGATTGGTTTAACGATCTAAATTTCAACCAATCTTCATCAAAAGTAGATATAAATCTTCATACTCTTCCTCAAAATACACAAAAAGCTTTTAAAACTAGAACATTTAAAGATCAGTTGATTTTTGATATTTTTATCAATAAAAAACCACATCAATATCAACAAATTAAAAACAATGTAATCTGTTATTATAATAAAATCGAAGGGAACTCTTTCTCCAAACAAAGTGAAGCCTTAGTTGACCGATGGTCTAAGAACTGGTCTTCGAAAGGTTGGAACCCAATTGTATTAGATTCAGATTTTGCAAAAGAAAATCCTATGTATCACAAGTTAAATATAGGTGATTTGTCTAGCAATTTATATCATTCCTCAAACCACGGAAGTTTTGGTTCTGCTGAATATTTGTCTCAATGCTATACTCGATGGCTGGCTTATTCTTATTTTGTTTCTTTAAATGGATCGACTATATGGAGTGATTATGATGTATACAATCATTCCTTTACTTATGATAAATTTTTAGAATTTAATGATGAATGTAGTCTTTATTGTGGTGCTGGCTCTACAGGTCTAATGAATACCACAGTGATGGGCGAATTATTTCACCTTTATCATTTAGTACAAAATGCAACAGACATTTCATCAATAGACTCCTTATCTGATGAATATCAAAATTACATTAATAAAAATATTGACACTCTATCAGATATGCATTTTATGCAAATAATTTTTATTTTCAAAAAAATATTTAAACCTTTATGCAATAATTTTATGGGGGGGTCAATGTTTGATTTTGATTTATTCCATTTGCATGGCGGCATAAAGAATGACCCGACAGGACAAATCGCTAAGTTCGTTCCGGCCATTTTGGAAGGCAATCATTCCAGAACAGAACAGTGGGACATTTTTTCTGATTTTATGAACTCAAACTAATATAATCTTTAACTATGAAAAGAACAGATATAATTAATTTACTTGCAAACAAAATTAGCGCAAAATCTTATCTAGAAATAGGGGTTAGAATACATTCTGAGAATTTTGATAAAATTAAAATACCACACAAGGTGGGGGTTGATCCTGATACTGAAAAAGCCTGTGATCGTGACGCAACATATAAAATTACATCAGATGAATATTTTCAATTTAATTACGAAAAATTTGATTTAATTTTTATTGACGGACTGCATGAAGAAGAACAGGTTGAACGTGATATACTAAACTCACTTGATCGTTTAAATGAAGGTGGTTATATAGTATGTCACGACATGAATCCTATTATTTACGAACGTCAATTACCTAACAACGATCCCAAATTTCTCGAATATTCACTGCGAGAAGAAGCAAAAGGCAATCCTCAGTATGGTTTTTGGAATGGTGATTGTTGGAAAGCATTTGTAAAATTAAAGATTTATCGTGATGATTTGATAATGAAAACAGTTGATACTGATTTTGGGGTTGGTATCATCCAAAAAGGGTCTCAAAAAACATTAGATTTAGAATTTAAAAATTTAAACTATGAAGGCCTAGAAAAAAACAGGAAAGAATGGTTAAATTTAATTTCTGTAGAAGAGTTTAAATTACATTACTCATGATATATAAAAATTACAAGAGCTTACTGGAGGACATTCAGTCTAAAAATTACAAAAGAATTATAGTCAGCGGACCTCAACGCTCAGGAACTACGTTTTTATCTCAAGTATTATCTGAAGATTTAGGTTTTGTTAAAAAAGATCAAAATTTTAATGAAGTAGGTCACATTTCTAATTTAATTAAATTTCCCGTACCTTATGTAGCTCAAGCTCCCCATCTTTCTTGGGAGCTTCATCATATTGATATACCTGAAACTTTTGTAATATTTTGTACCAGAAATTGCAATGATGTTATAGATTCTGCGCGAAAAAAATTATCCCTTACCAACGATAGAACAAAAAACTGGAATAATTCTCATTTCGGTAATATTGGTGAACTTATACGTTTAAAGACATATATAAAACAAAAACAAGTTCCCGATTACTATAGTGATGTTCATAGTTGTTATATAAAAAATAATCTTTGGTTATCCTACCAATACGTCAACATGAAAGTCGACCACGGAACAATGCCTTATGAATGCTTAAAAGATCACCCAAAGTTTATTAGTGATAAAAAAATAAGATCTAAAATTGGGCCTGAAGATATTGTGCCTCATGAAGAATAGTTTTTTAATTCATGAACAAAAGCATTATAGTGACAGGGGGCTTGGGTTTTATAGGGAGCAACTTCATCAAGCATATTTTTAATAAGTATGACTACCATATTTACAATGTTGATGTCAAAACATATGCAGCAAACTACAACAATATCAGCGAAGAAATCAATCGATCAGGCAGATACAGCCTATCAATTTGTGACATCAATGACACAGGTCGACTTCGAAATTTAATTCAAAAGAATAATATAAATTATATTGTTAATTTTGCTGCTGAAAGTCATGTTGATAATAGTATAAATGATTCAACTCCTTTTGTACAAACCAACATAAATGGAACACACTCCTTATTAAGCTTGCTTCACGATTGCCCTAGCATCGAGAGATACCTTCAAGTATCCACAGACGAGGTATATGGCAGTTTAACTGAAGAAGATGATGCTTTTACTGAAAACACCCCATTGCAAGCAAATAGCCCTTATTCCGCAAGCAAAGCAAGTGCAGATTTATTGTGCCGTAGTTTTTATGAGACTTTCGACTATCCTATTTTAATTACTCGTTGTTCAAACAATTACGGGCCAAATCAACACGAAGAAAAATTAATTCCACTAATGATTAAAAATGCCAAAGCAGACAAAAAACTTCCTGTCTATGGTGATGGCAGAAACATTCGTGACTGGATTCATGTCTCAGATCATTGCTCTGGCATCGATGCGGTTTTACATGGTGGAAAAATTGGTGAAGTTTATAATATTGGCGGAAAAAATGAAGTGCGCAATATTGATATTGTTAAAACTATTCTAAAACTACTAAGCAAAGACGAAATTCAAATAGAATTTGTAAAAGATAGATTAGGTCACGATTGGCGTTATGCAATTGATAATACTAAAATTCAAAACGAATTAAATTGGTTTCCTAGTGTAAATTTTAAGGACGGATTAAAAGAATTATTATGAACAAAGAAATAGTAGGATTTACAGCAGGGAATTTTGATTTATTGCATCCGGGTTATATTTATACTTTCGAGGAAGCGAAACGACATTGTGATCGTTTTTTAGTTTTCTTGCAACGAGATCCAAGTGCCACAAGGTTTACAAAATACAAACCCGTAATACCTTACTATGAAAGATATAAAACCCTCATGGCTATAAAATATATTGACGAAGTATATATGTACCAGACAGAAGAAGAGTTGGTTGATTTAATTAAATTCTGGAAACCTGACATTCGCATACTGGGAGAAGATTACATTGGTAAAAGTTTTACAGGAGATGACCTCCCACCAAAAGTTATATATACTACTCGTTCGCATGAATGGTCAACCACTCGAATCAAAGATTTAATTACCCAACAAACCATAAAACAGAACCCTAAAATTCTAGAAGATAAATCCAATGGTTAGAAAAATTTTCACATATTTTCACGACTTTAAAAATTGTGATAAAGAAAGAAAGCTAGTTGATTTTTGGCTTAAAAACTGGAAATCAAATGACTTTGATGCCGCTGTCCTATCTTTAGATGATGCTAAAGCTCATCCTTTTTTTGATGAGTTTAATGAAAAAATGACAGAAATAACTTCAACTATCCTCCACCAACCTCTCAGTCCATACGGTTGGTCTTGTTGGCATAGGTGGTTATCTTATGCTGCTCTCCCTATTGATGATTGTGTAATTGTTTGTGATTATGATATCTTAAATAGCTCTTTATGGTATCCCGGCAGAAAACTTTCAGACAAATTACACTTCATGGATTCCGACTGTCCTTGTGTATCCAGTGGAACCCCCAAACAGTTTGACAAATTAATTCGTGGCTTTATCGATCTACCTCTAAATAACATAGACTTTATAAAGTCTAGAAAAAAGTTATACCCACATTTTCATGATCAGGAATTTTTTAATTCTTTTTGTAAAGATATCGCTAACCCAGATTCATTCCAAGATGTTTTGACTGAGTATGACTTACTTCTTACTCGTAACACTCAAGAAGATGTTAGTCCATTTCGCTTTCAATCAAGTAAGCCTTTATGTTATCATATTTCACACCAAAACACTCAGATGATCTTTAAATTAAACCTTAAAGAGTTCACCAGTCTAGACATTCAAGACTTAAGGTTAGAGCTTTTTAAACTAGCTAGCTCATCATACGATAACTTCAAGGAGGTCACAAGCTATGCATAGAACAGAAGTGATTAATATTTTAGCGGAAAAAATTAACGCAAAAACATATTTAGAAATTGGAGTAAGAGACCACAAAGACAATTTTAACGACGTAAATATTGAATCTAAAATTTCAGTTGATATCGAGATAGAGCCTTATGACAGAGAGCCTGATTTCATAATGACATCAGATTCTTTTTTTGAGCAAAACGACAAGAATTTTGATTTAATTTTTGTTGATGGTTTACATGAGTCAAAACAATTAGAGAGTGATATTTTAAACTCTATTGAAATTCTAAACGAAGGAGGTTATGTTGTTTGCCATGACACAAATCCTACTGTCTACGAAAGGCAGCTTACTCATTTTGATAAAGAAAGAATAGTTTATGTTCACAGGGAAAAACTTAAAGGCAACCCTCAATATGGTCTTTGGAACGGAGACATCTGGAAATCTATCGTGAGACTTAGATCTAGTAGAGATGATCTTAATTTCTTTACAGTTGATACAGATTTTGGAATGACTGCTATAAGTAAGGGTTTTCAAGAAAAATTAAACACCAAAGAGTCTGAGCTTAAATATAAAAATTTACAAAAAAATAGAAAAGAATGGTTAAATTTAATTTCAATTGATGAATTTAAATCTTTATTCAAATGAGTAGTGCAAAAAAAATATGGATGTGTTGGTTTCAGGGCGAAGACAGTAATACAGTTCCACCATTAAACAAGAAATGCATATCGCTCTGGAAACAATTAAATCCAGAACATGAAGTAAACATTCTTAATATAGACACCATTAAAGATTATGTTCCAGAATTTTTTGAAATTATTGAAAATTCTCCCAATAGAAGCTGGGCCGCAAAATCAGATCTCTTGAGGATTCTTTTGCTCTCCAAGTATGGAGGGGTTTGGGCTGATGCAAGTGTTTACCCAGTTATGCCATTGAATGAATTCTATAACTTAATAGTAAATCACACTAAGTTTTTTACTTATAGATTTATGCCTAGAGGAAGTTACGATAATCGCAAAAAATGCGAAACAGTAAGTTGGTTTTTGTGTGCAGATGAACCTCAATTATATTTAATAGAAAAATGGAAAGAAGCATTTGTTAATAATTTTAAAACAATGAGGCATTGGCCATATTTTACATTTCACGAAACCTTAACAGAGCTATACGACACAGATCCCACCATCAAAACACTACTAAATGACATGATTCAAATTGATGAAAAGATTCCTCACTCCGCTCAACATGGATGGCATAGCAAAAAGCCTTCTTTTGTTTACAAAAGACCTCATATCTCAATATAAAATGAAAAAATTAGCATACATATACTTTGGGCAAGTTAAGAATTACAATCGCATTCAACATGATCAATTTTCTACAAATGTTTTACCCGGCTTAAAAAACTTTGATGTAGATTTTTTCTTAACTACTACGCCCGCTGAAAAATATGTTAGCCCAAGACAAGGGGAAGACGGAGTAATTAACTACAAAAGCATAAACAATTTTATTAACTTTAAAAAAATTTACTACGATGATATTTTATCAAAGCAAAAAGAATTCGAAGATTTTGCCAACAGTTTATTAAAAAAATTTAGGTTTAGAGCTTGGAGAAACTTTTCTCTTCCTAGTACTATTAACTCTTTAAAGCAGATTTATTCTTTAAACTATTTCTACGATCAATTTAAAGACATAGCCACAGAATATGAATATTTTATCGTAGCTAGGTCAGATTTATTTTTCTTAACAAAACTTTCTTTACCTCAACTCAATTCCCATAACATCTATCTTCCAGACTGGGGTCATTATAAAGATGGTTGTAACGATAGATATGCTGTAATTACGAGTTTAGATATTTTAAAAATTTATTGTTGCAGGTACAATTTTTTAAGAAACAATCCAGAGCCATATCATGCAGAAAGTTATTTAAGAAAATGTTTAAAAAGAAACGGTGTAAAATTCAAACAGTTCAAAAAATTTAAATTCAGATTACTAAGATCATGTAATCATGTATCTACTGAGGGTGGTGGATGTCCAGACAAAGCATTAACAAAAAAGTTTTATAACATCAATTTATAATAATAGTGTAAATTTGCATTAAATGATAAACTATAAACATAAATTTATTTTTGTGCATATACCTAGAACTGGAGGAACCAGTTTGGAAAAGCAATTTAATTATAATGGAGACAGGGATGGAAGAAAACATTTATCTTTCAATCAGTATAGTAAGCTCTTAAATGGTTTGAGCTTTCGTGATTATTTTAAATTTACATTCATTAGAAATCCTTGGGACATTATGATATCAAACTACCTAGATGCCGGCTGGTATTCTAGCTCAAAGCCCGGTAGGGGAGGTCAAATAGGCTACCATTCACGTAAAAGTTTAAAGTATTTTTTAGAGCATTATAAGCCAGCCAAGCACGAGCATGGAGATGCATTATTAGATTTTTTTAGCCCTGAAGAAGTTGATTTTATAGGTAGATTTGAAAATCGTAGCAATGATTTACAATTTATATCTAGCAAGATAGGTTTAAAACTAGACTCTTCAGTTGTGCAGCGAAAAAATTCACATAAAAAACATTATACTAAATACTACAACCAAGAAACTCGTGATATGGTTGCTAATAGATATTCAAAAGATATCAATACTTTTGGTTACAAATTTGGAGATTAAATAAATGGTATTTTCTTATATCAGAAAGTATATATTTGTAGCTGTGCCAAAGACTGGGAGCACTTCTATCACAAAATCGCTTGGAGACTTTGGTTCAACAAAGCTAGCAAGATTATATAGATTAGAAAAAGTTCCACAAGGAAGATGTAGTGGATTTTTATCCACATCTGACAATCATATTAGTGCCGCAGAATTACAACACAACCTTGGGGATGCCTATCAAAAATATTTCACGTTTTCTTTTGTGAGAAATCCTTGGGACAGGTTTCTTGCAAATTATTTTTATATGAAAAACACCCCAAAACACCCAAGGCATAAAGATGCGAATTTATTTAAAAGTTTTGACCATTATGTTGACCACAGCTACAACAAGTTCACTAAGGGCAGAACTCCAACCCAACAATCAGAATTTTTATGTAATGAATCAGGTGAAATTATAGTTGATTTTGTTGGTAAGCTAGAATCAATCAACCGAGATTTTAGGTTTGTTACAAAAAAAATAAATCTAAGAAATAGAATTGTTGATGTCTACAATAAAGGCAGACATAAGCATTACACAAAATGCTATAACGATGAATTAATTACTTTAGTTGGTGAAATGTTTGAACAAGATATAAAATTATTTAATTATAATTTTAATAATGAAGATTGAGAGCATTGAAGACATTTTAAATTTCAGATTTAATAAAGCTTTCCTGCGTCCTACTTGGTGGGAACAAGATGGATCTAGTGAAAATTTTACAGAATTTAATGACATAGACTTCTTAGAACATCACCCCTTGGCATACGATCACTTTAAAATTATCATTGATTCATCAAGAACTAGATTTATAAACAACAGTAGATCCAATGATGTTTTTTGTGATACCCAATCTTTAAGAATCTTGCCTTCAATTCTTAAATTTAAAAAAAGAAATTTCAATAACTTAGTTTGTGCTGGGGATGATACATTACTATCTCAGGCGATGCCTATATTAGAATCGGTACGCTCTTACTTTAATCAAATATTTTTTGAGGGTAAAAACATAAATTGCGATTGGGTTAAGATTATCCCAATGGGAATGATTATGGCATATATGATTAGAAATGGAGGCAACGACAACATCTTACCTCAGATCAATAAAGACAAAAAGAAAACTAAGCTTATTGCTGCTGCTTTCGGTAGTCGCTGGCCAGAATTATTAGACAAAATACCAGACAGGCAAAGCCTTCATAGATTATTAAATCCGCACAGAAGAACAATACGTAGGTTGCGCTTTCAAAATGAGTATGAAAAATTGCATTGCATTAAAGATATTTCCTGCGATCCTAAAGAATTTTATGAAAAACTTTGTGACTATAAATTCTTTGCATCGCCTCTGGGCAATGGAATTCAAACACCAAAAATTTGTGAATGCATAATGTGTGAAACTGTTCCAGTTGTCACGAATCATGTGGCTCATGTAGAGTTAAAAAATCGTTACGATCTCCCACTCTTAATAGTGGATCAATGGAGCGACATTACCGCTGATTTTTTAAACGAACAATGGGAGCAAACTTACTCCAAAGTTAAATGGAGCAGGCAAAAATCTAAATTTTTAATAAAAAACTTTAAAAAATTACTAAAATAATTTATTATATTCTTTGATTAGATAAAACATCATATCAATCATAGTTTTTTCGTTTAGATATTTATCTGCTAACTTGTTTGCATTTGCTACAATCTTTTTGCATTTACTTTGATTATATCGGGCCCAAAGTAAATTTATATTTAGATTTGAAAATGTAATATCACATGGAATGTAATGCTTCCATGGTTTCATCAATGGATAAAACCACTCAAATGATTCAGCTTCATGTTTTATCAATACTGAATTAGTAAATAGATGTGCCCTTAATCTTTCTGCCCAATCAGCATTAGTTCCTACAGATATAATATATTTATATTTTTGTTGATCAGGAAAGTTTATAGGCTCTACAACCTTTAAGCCTCCAGTTGGCGAGATATTTTCTATTTTTGTAAACCCAACATCAAACATTTTATTTCTGGAAATTTCGTATAGTTTACCCCTAGTTAGTTCACTCCAATGCTTAGCTTTCTTTTTTCCGTACTGTCCATTTGCCCACGTTTGCTTACTAATCTTTCCCCTAAATACAGCTTTATTAATTTTATCCTCCCAATTTATGTTATGCTTAATAGTTTCTTTTATGTATTTATCCCATCCTTTTATCGGTGTAGCACAGCCAGTCTCTAAACCTCTTTGGTTGCCCATTGGTATTGGTATATTGAATATGTTTTTGTGCTGAGGCCTAATTGCCGAAAACACTGGAAACTTAGCGCCATATGCATCATTTAATATTACAATAAACTTACAGTCAGGAACATTATATTTTTCACACACTTTATTAATTAAGTATTTTACATCCTCATATCTATCATGTTTCTTAGATGGATCTGTAAAACTACATACATTATCTTTAATAGTTACTTTGGTCGCTATGGCCTGCATAAGATAATTGTATTCTTTGTCTACAAAATTATTATTAAAATTTTTATTTTTAATGTCTTTAAATAGTTTTTTTGCTAAAGATTGTAATTTTCTCATTTTTAGTGTAATATATAATATGTCATCACCAAAAGATATTCCAAGTATTTTAAACGCCACAGAAACAGTAACCGCTCCTTCTGGTAGAAGCATTTATATTACAGCGATCCTTAAAGGACACGTTCTTACTATTGATTCTTTGGAAGTGAGCAACAATCATGTTGGATCTTTTTCTTCTCCAATTAAATGTGCCAGCTTTACTGGGGAAATCGGGCATGTCGCCTACTATATATCTCACTAAATAGTTGGCGTTTGTCAATTTTCTTGACAAATTATTTTTTTTCTTCTATAATTAGAACCATATTTACTTTTTAATCGTTATATAGAACTATGGATACAAAAACAGGAGAACTACTTACCCAAAATATCGCAGGCGTGAACCGCATTTTACCTCACAAGCACAAGTATGCTTGGGATTTATTTCTTAAAAGTTGCGCAAACAATTGGATGCCTACTGAAATCAGTATGCAATCAGACATTAAACAATGGAAAAACAATGAAATTACAGAAGATGAAAAATTACTTGTTAAACGTTGTCTTGGATTTTTTGCTGGATCTGAGTCTTTGGTTGGTAATAATCTTTTGCTTAGTGCCTTTAGATTTATTACGGATGCTGAGTGTCGCCAATATATCCTTCGCCAAGCGTTTGAAGAAAGTCTTCACAACCTTACGGTAGTTTATATTTGTGATAGCTTGGATTTGGAAATCGAAGAAGTATTTGCTGCTTATGAAAACATACCCAGCATTAAAGCTAAAGACGATTTCTTAATGAGTATTACTAACGATATTAGTAGGCCAGACTTTACTACCGACAACAAAGAAGGAAAGCAAGAGCTACTTAGAAACTTTTTAACCTATTGGATTGTGTGCGAAGGCACTTTTTTCTTTAGCGGTTTTGCAATGCTACTAGCCCTTGGTAGACAAAATAAGCTTCAAGGTATTTCAGATCAAATTAAGTATACCCTAAGGGACGAAAGTTCTCACATTGCCTTTGGTACATATTTAATCAACACTCTTATTGAGCAAAATCCAGAAATATGGACTAAAGAAATTCAAGATGAGTTTGTGTCTCATATACAAAAAGCTGTAGAGCTTGAAATCGCTTACGCTCATGACGTTTTGCCTACAGGTATTTTGGGATTAAATGCTGACATGTTCGTTGAGTACATGCACTACATTGGAAACCGTAGGCTTGAAGCAATTGGTTTAGATTTTAGATTTCCTAGTGACAAAAATCCATTTCCTTGGTTAGGCGAAGTTGTTGATGTTCAAGCTATGGGTAACTTTTTTGAGCGTAGAGTTAGAGAATATCAACAAAGTGGCTCACTTGAAGATGATTTCTGATATGTAGCCCCTTATATTGGTGTATATATTATGTATGCCACATGACGGATCACATATATCAAAATCAATTCCTCAGCAGAATTGCAGTAAAAAACAAAAAGACTTACAAGGTATCCCATATAACCTCATTGGCGATACTAGTCTTAATGACCTTTTAGTTAAAGAGCTTCAGGATATAGATTTCCCAAAATCCTCCAATATTTCATCAACTCAATTCTCTAAACCCAAACACGGTATAGGAAAAAAAGTATAGGATGGCAATTAAAACTTTAACCGAAGTATTGAATTCAATATCCGTTGATGATATTGACAAAAGCACTATGTCCGATTCTGAGTTTGATAACAGAGTCAATTCATTGTTGGGCGAGGGTTATAGCTACATCGCTCTTCAATCCAACGGTAGCGACACTTGCGGAAATCTTCTAAGTTTTAAAAGAATACAAAATTTTTCCGTTGACACTCTTTTAGTTAAGAGTGATGAGGTTGATAATAATAATTACAGTAGAGTTGACGGTGAGGTTGTTAAAAATCACCCTAATTATAAAGATAAAGGTACATTTTTTGGCTTAAAATACGACGATACAGACAAAGGTTTTTATACGAATGACATTAATTTTTTTGGTAGAGGTTTATCTAAGGATGTTTGGTTTGACAGAATGGGCATTAATGCAAAACCAATTCCCAAACATGTTTATGTAAAAGCTAAACCTCACAAGGAAAACAAATTTCACATACCCGGCTCTTTTTATGTAGCTAGTGGTAGCCACCCAATGGTTTATGTTGGAAATAATGCCATCATAAGCGCTTACCCAGTTTATGTTTTTGGTAAATCCTCAGATTGGCATATCGAAGGTGGAACTGCTGGAGGCGCGTTAAATCAGGCTGACAATGGCATACATAAAAGATCGACATGTCGAGGCTGTACACATCTTTACTACGACCCCACTGACGATGATCAAGAAAGTCGATATTTTAATAGGTCTGGCTGGAATACAGAGTTTTATAAATCCAATAATGAAATTGATGTTGATGGTCCTATTTATACACCCAACGCTCAATCTATTGACATTCAAGATTTCATGGAAACTTCCGAAAGTTTCTCTTCGCCCGCTTTTAATCCATCAAATTATACTTTAAATTATTTAACTGGATATGCTTCGGATAATGATTTCCAATCAGGTTATAGCCACAGTGGTTATGATTTTTTAAACTCTTCAAATTATAATTTTTAATTAAATGAGAAAAGGTTTTACGAATTTAAGAGATTATGCCGGAGAGGTTGATAGATTCTATCTTTTTAAAGATGGCAAAACTATTACTGTTTCTGATTTGCCAAGTGAAGGCTACCACCCATCAAACTTTTTAAGAAACGACGAAGGGGATGAAGGCTTTAATCCTCCAGTGAAGCATATTGAACCCTTAGGCTCAGCCTCCTTACAAACTGATTCTTTCACAATTGGCGCAAAATCCAAGCATAAACTATATGGAGTAAATGGCTTGTTTGTTGATGATACAGATCTAGAAATTAATAATTCTTATATACATAAAAATCTTATTCATGAAGGAGATAATTCTTTAGTTGAACTTGGTGATTGTCCAGAGCCAATAGCTGATGAGCATGGAACTGTTAACTGTTTAAGAATATATGGCTTTGGTGCTCCTGTGTTTATACCTGAATGGGATTTACATTTCCCAATTGACCCACTAGTTGATGGTAAATTTACTAGTAGATTTAAATCGTCAGATGGTAATGGAAATGAAATTGGTGTATTAAGGGGGCAAACTCACCAAGTTTGCTACAGTAGGGCCTCAAAGGCTTATGCAGCTACATTTAAATCTACAAAAGATCAGGAAAAAGCTCAGGAGGCTAGAGATAGTTGTTATAGCTATTGCAGAAACTCAAGCAATTCAGAAAGCACTGACGCCTTGAACGCTGAATTCCCTAATTCTTGCATAGACGAGTATTCTAGAAATACAAGCAGCAGTCCAACCGTTTTTCAAAGAGATTGCGGCTGCCAAATTAGCTGGCAGACAAGTGACATGGTCTTCGTGCAAGATGTTTGCGGGTTTGATTTACTCATGAATGAGTCAGATTTCAGAGACTTTTCTCGTCTTAGACTACCTTATGTTTATACTGACAAAAGTTTATACAGTGACAGCAATTGGGAAAAATCATTAGACGAAGATTTGATGCTGAATGTTCTTAGTGAGAATATACAGACTGATATTTACGGTGAAGACTTTTTAGTATTTTAATTATGTCAAGACTTAAAGAAATTTTATCTAATTCAAAATATACCAGTTATGCTGTAGGTATAGGCGACCCAGATTTTAGTGACCTGAGATCTTTAATATCTTCATCTAATATAGAAAACGCTTACTCCCATTTAGGGAACCATTTTGTAGGAAGAAGCAAATCCAATCCAAACAACCTTAGAACTCAGAAATCTCAATATAAATCTAAATCAAATTTGCGAAATGTATTCCACGGTTTTCTTGGTGGGATAGGAGAAGGGGGAACGTTCCCCTTCGTTTTCGATATCCCACAATTCAATCTTTTGTCTAATTCGGAAAGGGTAGAAATCTTAGGCTCAAAAGCTCAATATGTAGATAACACAAAACCAAATGATACTACCTTTATAGCTATTGGTGAGCAATTTAGAAACTCTACATTTGATGAAAATTTCTTAAATGAACATTCTTTTAGAATTTTTATATCGAATATCGTATCTAAAGATAAATATATACAGTTCCCTAGATTAAAAGTTTTTGATGCGGACACTATAGTTACTCACAATCAGTCAGATCATAAAGTTATTGAAATCAAAAATGAAGCAGTCTATGTTTATCCGGGAAAATACAAAAGATGCTTGAAGGTAAATACTTGTTCTGCTGGAATCAAAAATATGGATAAAAATTTTTCAATGAGTGGAGAGGTTAAAGCTGTTGACGATAACTCTAGGGGTAGGTGCATCCGAATGGCTTCCACATTCTTACAAAGCTTTGGTAAATTTCGTGGCTCTGGCTTTACTAATTTAGTTAGAAATCATGGTTATGGGTTAGGGGATGGAGGTTACCCTCAGTTAGCTGTATATATGGAAGATAGCGTAGGAAAACTTGGCTTAGATAATGTGGATCACACTTTTTTTAAAAAATTCACTGAAGATCCAGACGACTATACATGGAATAACAAAACTCCTAATTAAACAAATTTATTGTTGACTTTTTAATATAATTGCCATAGAATAGTCTGATATTTATGGCCCACTTAAACAAAAAGCAAATTGTACTTAGGCTAATCACGCCACCAAAATCACCTAAAGGTCCATATTGGTCAAGAGAGTATAAAATTCTTAATTCATTAATGGAAAAGTATCCTGATAAGAAATTTTGGGACTTACTTAAATTCAATGAAGGCTGGGATTCTTTAGTTATTTTTCAATCTGATTTCGGTAAGGAACTATTAGAACGAAAGTACAAGGAGTGGAACTATAAAATTAAAGAAAGTAAAAAATTTGAGTTGACAAAAAAGATAGGACCTGATATCATTATAGATCGTAAGCCAAAAAACCTTAGACAATTTTTATCATGAGCAAAACATTAGATCAAATTAATAAATTCCTTTCCGACAAAGATAATAAAAAATACCACTTCAATGATTTCAATGAAGATGAATATAAAATATCAAGTGGTAGTTTAAATCTGGATTTAGCCTTGGGTGGTGGACTTCCAGCTGGAGCCCATAGATTTACAGGAATTAACGAAGGCGGCAAAACTAGCTGTGCATTGACTGTAGCCAAAAACTTTCAAAGTCATTTCGGCAAAGATGGCATGGTTGTGATAGTAAAATCAGAAGGAAGGTTAAGTCCTGAAATGCTAAAGAGAACAGGAGTAGATCTTGATCCAGAAAAGTTTTTTATTCTTGATTGCAATATTTTTGAAAAAGTTTTTGAGTTTATTAGAGACTTGGTTTTTAATAACGAAGATAACAAAAAATATATGTTCATTATTGATAGTGTTGATGCTCTTTGCAGAATGAATGATATTGACAAACCATTTAGTGAAAGCGAACAAGTGGCTGGTGGAGCATTAGTCACATCTGTTTTTCTTAAAAAGATGGTTTTACCTATCACTAAAATGGGGCACATGATGATACTAACTTCTCAAGTTAGAGTAGAAGTTGCCGCAAATCCTTATGCAGCAAGAGGTGGTCCAAAGGTTAAGCAAGCTGGTGGTAATGCAATTAAGCATTATGCTAATTTCATTTTAGAGTTTGAAGAAAGGTATACTAATGACATTATGTGGGAAAATGCATCTGCCTCTAAGATCGAAGATAAAGGTAATCCCATAGGTCATTATTGCAAGATTCGTTTTCGCAAAAGTGTCAACGAAAAGACTGGAGCTCAAGTTCGCTATCCTATTCGCTACGGTAGAACAGATGGTAATTCTGTATGGCTAGAGAAAGAAATTATAGACATGATGTATTTATGGGGTTATATCGAAAAGAAAGGTGCATGGATATCTTTCGATGAAGATATTCTAAAAGATTTATCTGATAAAAAAATTGAGTGTCCAGAAAAAATACAAGGTGATAATAAATTACTTGAATTAATAGAAACTAATGGAAGTTTAAAAGACTATTTTTACAATACTATACATGACATCTTCCAAAATGAAAAAGAATAAAATCTTTATTTCGATAGCTAGTTATCGAGATCCCCAGCTCATACCAACTATAGAAAATTGTATAAAGAATGCTAAAAATCCTAAAAATTTAGTGTTTGGAATCTTAAGGCAATACAATAAAAAAGATGGCTTTGATGATCTTTCTGACTATAAGAGTAAAACAAACTTCAGGATTAAAGAAATGCTCTCTCACAAGAGCAAAGGGGTATGCCATTCCAGATACCAAATACAAACTATGTATGATGGAGAAGAATTTTATTTACAGTTAGACTCACATCACAGATTCATTAAAGATTGGGATA